TAACTGAAACTTGAATAGTGCTTCTTTCAGAATATCTACTGATGTGGAAGATTGATTGGTTGATGAAAAGAAACCTGATGCTAAAATTCTTCCTCCACTTATACTTGTTCCCCCAATCTTGTATTCCACAGAACTATCAGCACCAGAACTGACCCAAGTTCCACCAGTAGTCGTTCCTGATGCTCGTATTTGCCAGTTGTATTCTGGTCCATTTCCAATTCCCATTATGGATAGTGCGGTCAAAATTACAATCGCATCTAATCTATCTGGAGAAGATTTGAGACGGATAGAAATAACTGGATAATAAGTTCCTGCAGGAGAAGGTAAATCTACTGGTGCTGTGATTGGTGTATTTACTGCCTGTTGTAATCCACTCAATTCATAACCACCTTCGGAAATTACAGAAGAGCAGACTTGCTTCATAGTGCTACTACTTGTAGTAATACCAGTATTGGCAATCTCATATCTCAAAGGAAGAGATGCTGTTGTGATGTAAGTGGATTCAATTAAGTTTGAGTGGTGGAATGAATGACAATGAACAAACTGTCCATCAATCACAAATCCCATTCTGACTGTGCCAAGACCCAACCACTCAATATCCATCCAAAGAATTTGTGCTTTGGAAATATTTAATGTAATACCAGAAACACCAGTTCCATCTAACTTATCAATATTCCAATCATCTTGTGCTACTGAAGTTTCAGTGCCAGTAGACAAACTTCTCTCTACAAAATAAGGAGTTGTGCCATTAATCTCAAAATACATTCCATTATCGGCACCAAAATATCCAATTCTTTGTCTTAGATTTTCTTTTGGTGCGGCAGGAACAAAAGTATTCAACACAAGCAAAGATTTTCCTGGTTGATATGAGAATGTCTTAGTAGTTTCTCTAATTACTGAACAACCAGCAGTAGTTCCAATACCAATATTGACTAATCCTTGAGTTGNTACAAATNCAACTGTAGAACCAGTGCCTACAATCAAACTTTCCCAAAGATTATTATCTCTATATCTGTGAGAACTATCAAATAGTGTAAGTGGTTGAGATATTCTAGTTCTCCCAAAAGCATCTGCATTTGCTGGAAGAACATCAACTGGAAAACGATTAAATCTATCTACAACATTTCCATCCCTTGTTGCAACACCAAAAACTTCAAAAAGACTTCTCTCCTGATTTAAATAATCTTGTGTAGTTATATTCCAAATTGCCATAATTTAAATCCATTCTAATTTACTTGGATGATATCTATTTACTTTAGTAATATTTGTATTTTTTGGCGATGTTGGGTAGATATTATGCACAACTGCTCCAGGATACTCACCTTGAAGTTGCTCTGCTAATTCCCCCCTAGATGGAATTCCATTTTCAGAAACCATCTCAACTCTATAAATGCTTCCCTGCCAAACAAAGTCTGCAGAGAATTCTTCGCCAACTCTTTGTGGTTCTGGAGCAGATCCAATATTTAAAGTTCCATTGAAGTCACCTTGAATATTGATGCTCTCTGAAATAAACTCTTTATAACTTTTCATATCAGCAATTCCAAGCTCTTAAACTTTTGTTGATTCTGCTATCTGGATCATTAGCAGTTTTGGCAGAAGTGAGTTTCTCCTTCATACCTTTCATTCTTTTGCAGAATGAATCTCTTCTCCTATTACCAACTTTCTTTGAAGGTCGTTTTAAGTTATGTCCATCTGCTTTGGCAGACTTACGTCCTGCGTCATTGAGTCCACCCTCAGGATTCTGTCCTTCTTTTCTTGTCCAAGCAGCAGATTCTAAAATGAATTGATCAAAAGTTTTTTGTTCTGGTACACAATCTTCACTAATTCCTCTTGAATGCTTATCCCACATTTTAGGACCATACATACACTCATCTCTTTTTTCCATCTTTTGGCAGAGATCACAATATCTTTCACCTGCTAACATTTTAGCGTTAGCTTCTGCAGACTCAGATTTGTTTCCCCAATTTTTTGCACCAACCTTACGACACTTGACTAATGCTCCAGATGCATAAGCAGATGGCCAAACACTATAACGTGATTTTACTTTACTGTAGCAAGCATCTTTCTTGCCACTACTTTTTCCTTTCTTATCTTTTGCTTCATCTAATTCCAATTCTTCCTTTTTCATTTTTGCTTTTGATTTGGCAAGAAGTCTTTGCTTAGCATCATATGCTGCTTTATTAGGACCGTCTTGTGCCATCTCTCCTTCTCTTCTGGCACTCAACCTAGCAACTAATTCTTTTGGTGCTCTTCTTGTGTCTACTTCTTCTTTCATTTTTTTCTTAGTATCTGTAGAAACATAAGTTGGTTTTGCTGCCCCAGTTTTTTGTTGTTGACCAGGATCTTTTTCTTTTTTCCTTCTTGCAGCAGATCTTCTTTCTTCTGGTGTCATACTTGCTCTTTTTGTAGAAGAAACACATTTAGGAACTCCTTCTCCTGGTTTATCACTTGCACAAGTTCCTCCAGTAACGACATTCACCCATCCAGGTTTACCATCTTTTGATTTGGACTTTCCAAACCAATCACGTAGTCCCTCCTCATTTAAATTAAGTGATCTCATGAGTTAAGATTATTCTTCTTTATTATTTAGAAGACCTTGTTTTAAAAGTTTTGATAGTTCAGCGGTAGATCCTACAAAAAGTGCATTATTGACTGTTGTATTTCCTTTTTTAGTTGGAGCATCCAAGTCTTTCATTTTTTTCTGAAGGTCTAATAGTTTATCTGTAACATCTCCCACAGACTTAATTAATTGTCCAGCAACTTCAAATGCTCTTGGGTGTTCAGACTCTTGTGCCAATTCAAGAATTCCTTCAATTGCTTCTTGACCTCTATCTATCAATTTATATAAGTTTGCCCTAGTATATTCATAATCTTTTTCAGGATCATCTGATGTTTTTTGTTCAGATGTAATATCTACAATATCCTTTGATACTACTTCAATATCAATACTTTTTTCAATTTCAGTTTCTATATTTAAGGCTTTCTCTAAACCTTCATACTTTTTTTCTATCATACTCATACATCCACATCAACTCCTTGAGCAGAACTGTATGTTTTAAAATCTTGGTATTCTGTTATGGTTCTATTGAATCCAAAATCATCTCCCATCTCAATAAATGGATCATCTAATTCATTTATTTGATTATCATCGTTATAGTCTTGAAGAGCTTTTGGTGTAGATACATATCTAACTTCTCTCTTAGCACTCTTAATTGCATCAGTTGCATAATCAACTTGAACTTTTTTAATAAGTCCTTGAGAATCTGATGGAATTTGACTAAACAAGTATGTTTTTAAAGTAAACGTTAATGTATAATTTATAATCCTTCTACTTCTAAAGTCTTCTTCGTAATCATCTCTAAAATTAATTCTATTTAAAATTATTGGAACATCTCTAATCTCATTAATTTCTGGAACAAAATTAATAGAAACATTAAATGATGGTTGAAAAAATGGTAATATTTGTTCTACAATTTGAAGTACATCATCTTGAACTTTTGACATAATATTTAATTCAAATTGAATATTATAAGGAGTTGGCATATAAACATTATTAATTGAAGTTCCATCAGATGATGAAGATGTTTTAAATGTTTGAATTACAGACGACTTTCTAGATCCATCATAATCAATTGAAACCATTTCAAAAGACATCCTAGGCAAAGTTGTTGCAATCTTTCTATTTCCATCAGGAAATTGCTCTATTCTTGCTAAAAACTTTTGTACTGGACCATAAGAAATTGGAACTTTAAATATAGAAAGATCATTATCAGATTCATCTTGTTTTTTTATTGATATATTATTAAATAATGTACCGAATGCAACAACATTCTTTGTAATTATTTTATTATAAAAATAAGTTCCAAACATTTTCTTAATCTCCTTGTTAATTATTTAACAAATTAAACTTCTCCAAAAGGATTTATTTCATCAAAACTAAGAATTTCATCAGACTCTTCTTGAATAACTTCATTCTGATCATATCCAAAATCAGACTCATATGTTTCATATTTTTGAATGAAATATGTAGCAGATGAATTAGATCCAGTTACCAGATCTCCTACAATAAAATCTTTTCCTTGACCATAAACTTTTAATACTTTGGTATCTGGATCCCAATTTCTTACTAATCCAGTAGCATTAGATATGGATCCAGTTACTTGCTCATTAAATATAAAGTTTCCAGTGGAAATAGTAGACCCTGCAGATATTGTAACTGTTGGAGCAGTTGTATATCCAGATCCACAATTTGTCATTCTAATAGTAGATATTCCTCCACTATTATTTAATACTGCTTCTCCAATAGCTGTTACTCCATATCCCGAAGGAGAAGAAAATGTTACTGTTGGCGCAGAAACATATCCTTGACCACTATTTACAATTGATACTGATCCAATAGATCCAGTTGTAGCAATTCCAACATTAAATTGAACTCCAGATCCACCTCCACCAAATAAAGATATACTTGGTTTTGAGGTATATCCACTTCCACCATCTTCAATATAAACTTTATTAATACTTAACTTAGAAGTTAATGATCTGGAACTTGTTGTTGTACCTACGATTCTAGCTTGAGATCCAGATGTTGGAGAGCTTACAATTAAAGTTGGATTAGATGTAAATCCATAACCTTCATTAATTACGTCAACATTTTGAATTCCTCCATTAACAACAGTTGCTGTTGCTGTCGCTGTTAACCCTATACCAGAAAGAGATAATGTAGATGAGTAACTTTCATTTTTAAATGTTGAGTCAATAGATGCTACTCCTGTATTAATTTCATCATCTTCTAATTCGTATACTTCACATCTCAGTTCATATACATAAATTTTTTGCAATTGAAAGAATGGTTTTCTATTCTCCACAAATTTAATTTCCATTAAACTTTCAGTTAATGGAATATAAATTAAGTCTCCTTCATTTGGTCTGGAGTAGTTTTTAACATTTGGAATTGATTTCATCATTTCACTTATATATAACTCAAATCTTTCCTTTGAGATAATCAAATTCATCTCATCAGTAACTCTAACTCCAAATTTACTCATTAATACACTATTATCTTGAAATCCTTCGTAGTTTGCTACATAAGCTTCAATTGGAAATGCATTTTTAAATTTAGAATATATAGCTTCCTTAATTATTTTTCCTTCCGAAAAAATAGATCTAGGCATATAGTAAACTTCTATGCCATACATCTTTAATTGCTCATTTATAAGGTCTTGGACAAGACCTTGCTCAGTATAATTGCCGTTAAGAAAAAATGGATTTAACATATTATCCTATCAAATCGAAAGGAGCAGTTTCATATTCACTCATCATTCTTTCTCTTATTGACTCTAATTCTTTAACAGCATCATCATAAATTTGTCTTCCATTAAGCTCTACTCCACCTGGAAGTTTTACTCCTTGGAATTTAATTAAGTTTTGACCCCATTGCTTTTTGACTGAAGCAGTAAAATATAGTTTTAAAAATGAATCATTATAGACTCCAGTATAATTTGATGGATCCATAATTCTTTGACAATCTATAATAATATAAGTATCCGCTTTTGCTGATCCCCAATCAATATCTAAGTACAATCTATTATTTCTTTTATTAAATCTAATTTGCTTATTTGTTGTAATTAGATAATCAATGTCCTCAACATATGTTTTTGTCATTGCGTAATTAAGTAATCCATCATAACCAACATTAAATGCGATATCATTTAAAAAAAGTTGGTACTTATAACTAAACATATTGTTTGAAACAGTGCTTGTATCAAACTTGAAAATTCTTTCAACTCCAAGAATTGAATCTGGTAAAGTTAAATAATTTGAATTTTCTTCAAAATTTCCACTAGAAGTCGTATAAGTTGTAATTCCAAGAGACTCACTATCACCTCTTGCCTTACCTCTTTTAATGTCATCATCAGTTATTTTGTATTTGAGGTAAACTCTTTCAACACCATCGAAATGACGCTCATAAAAAAGTTGAAGAGCGTCATCCAATCTATCATCAAGTTGTTCATCGGCAATATTAATCTCTAAAACGGGAGCACCAAGTTGCCTTAAAGCATATTCTTTTAATTCTTGTCTTGATGCAGGTTTTGCCATTATTTTTACTTTTTTAACTATTTAGAATGTTTATTTCACTTAGTGTTTCTTGTTGTTTAAAGTAAAGTTTAACGTAACACTTACATACATTTCTTAAGGAATTAATATCTTCAATGGAATCTATTTCTCTAGATAAATTTTCAAATGCAAATAACTTTGTAACATTTTTGAGTTCAATTTCATTGTGATTCATTTTTTATGCCTTTAATTAAAAATTTAATTTCATCAATTGAAGATTTTAGAGAATCGATATCTTTTTTCAATTTTTGCATGGTTTCTTGGTCTTCTTTTCTCTTCTCTCTATTTTGAAAATAATTGCTTCCCTCAGATATGTCAGTATTTATTATTGCATTTGATTTAATATCTCTTATTAAATTTTGATGACCATCTATTTTGGCGAATTTATTCATTTTAAAGCAATTACTCTTAAATCTTCAATAATTGGTGTATATGCTTGATTAGAGCTTGTACCAACAATTTTTATAGCAAATGATGTAAACTGTGGCAACTCGTCAATTGTAAATGAATATTCACGGTATTCATTTTCTAAACTAGAAGGTACTGATGTATCAGATCTTCCATCATTATTTGAAGTGTTAATAATCTTATTATTTACATCAAGATTCAAATATCCTGGGAATAATTGCCAAACTTGATTTTCATCTGGATTGTCATCTCTGTAAATTTTATAAAGAGCTCTAATATCAGAGTATTGTGATCTATAAGCGGAAAGTAAAACTTTTATCGATGATGCACTTTGAGATAAATCAACTCTGTTTGAAACATAAATTAAAGCATTTGGATCATCAACGTTTGAGTTAATTCTATTGTCTACTGAATAAGAATTTATACCAATTGGTTGATTTATTCTATTATTTTCAACAATTAAATTTGAATTATTTAAATTTAGTATAGGTGATAAATCTTGATTATTAGTCGATAAAGTTAACTGTAAAGTAAATGATTTATTATCCTTAAACTGATTAGTATTTAATGATGTAGTTTCATTTATTCTTGAACAAACCATTCTCGGATCTGTAAACTGATTAATACTATTGATCCCGACAGATTCATATCCCTTATCCTTGAATGATACTTCACTACCATCTATACTAGTAGAACTTACAGTTCTAACTGAAGAATCAACAGAAGTAGATTCAAATCTAGTGATAAAGTTATTATCAAATTCTAACTTACTAAATTGCTTATTTTTTGATGCATAAACTTTATCACCACCACCAAACTTACTTTCACTAAACAAACTTCCAGATCCAACTTGGATATAATAAGAATCTATTGTAGGATCAATTATATCGTGAGTTTTGTTAATTCTTTCCAATGATACATTATTAAATTCATACTTATAAACTAAAGAATTTACTGGATGATCTAACTTCGTTGTTCCAAATTGTGCTCTAGTTATATCAACTAATTGATCACTTCCAGTATTTTCATATTTTATAATTTCACCATTAATTACAACATAAGCTGTAGAGTTATTAACTGTAGATCCTTCAAATTCTTCAAATATTGTATCACTTGCTACAGATATTGGACCAGAATCTGTAATTCCATATGCAACAGTTAATTTCTCAGGAAGAACGTCTGAAATAATTCCTTCAATGTCAACTTTATTAGTTAATGAATTCATTCCATGATTTGGATGAAATACTAAAATATGTCTTCCACTATTATATTCTGAAGCAGATGATGATATTGAAAAAATTGGATTTGAAGAAAGTTTATTTTCATTTGATCTTGTAGGAATTTCACTATTAAAGAAAATTGAAGTTCCTGCTTTATTACTAAACTTAGCATTTTTAATTGTAAATTTAAGATCATCTTCTGGAGTTGGAACCCAGGTTGTTCCGTTTTGAGATTTGAATAGAGAACCTAAAGATGGTTGCTTATTAATTATAACTTTTTGAGCTTCGGTGAATGATTGTGTAGAAATTTCAACTTCTCCTACTCTAGATATCCAAACGTTATAATCACTTGAATCTGAAATTAAAACGATTGCATATTCTTTACCTCCCTCTAATCTAGTTAAATTATCAAACTTAAAGTTTGTTGCAACTGAAGCATTATTACTAACCTTTACTTTATTTGGGTTTATTATTTTTTCCAAACCTCCAACAATTTTATCAGGACCACCTGGAAGACCATTTAAAACTTCTCTAATCTGTAGAGTTACTGGTAATGTAGAATCTTTAGTTGCAAAGAAAACGTCAACAGAAGTTGGAACAATACCCTCTGATTCTTCTACAATAAATGACTGCGCTAAAGGATCGTAATAAGTAACAGTTCTGATCTCTACTCTACTTCCCGAAGTATTAAAAGTAGTTTCTGCAGAACTTGTAAACTCTCCTGGAACTCCTAAAGCAGCAGTAGAGGTAGTTAATTTTACAGAAGTATTGCCTGTTTTAAACTTCAATGAACTTGAGTCTGGATCAGGAATAAAAATACTACCTATTAGAGTACCATTATCATCTGAAACTAATTTTAATTCTGATACTGTTGCTGTTGCTCCACTTGAAGATCCGTACAATTTCATACCAGAAGTAACATTACCAAAATAAGAAGATTCATTTGAAATTTGAAGTGATGAAGTATCAACATTCAATACTGTAGACTGAGGACCATAAGATGAAGGAATTTTAACATTAGATTCATATGGATTAACATTATAAGTTGAATCTGGATTATTGAATGTTCCAGTTTTATGGTTTGGAGTGCAAATTCTAAATGAAATTCTATTTCCGTTATTATCAAATCCTCGAACAGTCTCACCGATTGAGAATGTTCCAACTACATTTGATATCTGTAATAACTTAGGAAATGCATAAGTATTTCCTGTTGAATTTGTTGATAAATTTCTAGAGTCAAATATTAAGTTAAACTGTGTAGATGGCTTTAATCTAGTTCCAATAAACTCTATATTTCTAGATCTAATGTATGGAATAGAAGTAGAAGATCTAGTACGATCTACTTGACCTCTTCTATCAACATCAGCAATCTCTTGAACTGAAGAAACTTCTACAGTCCAACTATCAGAAGATGGATTTAATTGAAGTTTTCCAGTCCAAGTTACAATGTTAAATGGATTTACATTTACAATCCTACTTGCAAATGGTTGCTTTTGATACTCATTTTCAGAGTATTTTAATGTTAATGTATCTCCGGTTATTTGAGTATTATTATTAGAATCTAACTTGAGTGTAATTTGATTTTTATTTACTTCAGATTTTAAAGATCCATTACTAATATTTGACCTAAAAATGGATGAATCAGTATTTGAAGTATTATAATTTTGGAAATCATCTACAAAGAATCCAGACTTAAATCTATTAAAACCTTGAGAATCTTGAACTAAAAGATTTTTAGTTTCAACTTCAAGAAGAGATAGAGTACTATAATATTCTAAATTATTAACTCTTTTTTCTATGTCTCTTAAATCAGACATAGTATATCTCTTATTATCAGTTAAAATTATATTAATATCTTTTGTAGCATCATAAACGTAAGGTGAACTTACAATTGTTGCGACATCTAATACTTCTTCTGTTATTTGTGGTTTAACTGGAGTTTCACTAGGTTCTCCAAGCACTAAATTAAAATTACCATTTCTATCTAAAGTTAATTTATCAGTTCTGGGAAGATAGAAACTATAATCAAAAATTATTGATTCATTAGATGAAAGTACTTGAGATGAATTATTTGAACCATTATCAAAAGATCTAGATCCATATTCAAATGGACTTATATTTGATGAAGTGCTATAATCAGATACTCTTGGTCTAATATCAATAGCATCAGAATTTTTTATTCCATTGAAAACTGGAATTTTGTTTTTAGATAAAAATTCTTGATAACTGTTTGCTCCAATTAAATCTCCAGAATCTGTAGACTCAAACTTAAAGTAGTCAAAAATAATTTTTAATCTTGCAGAAGGATCTTTTGATGCTGTTTTTCTTACTAATCTACCAAAATCATAGAATTGCTTTCTTTGACCATTATCTAGAATAAAATCTGATAGTATATTTTCTTCTCCTTCAATTACAGTTAATATTGTAGCAGTTCTTGTAGACTCTTGGAATTTGATATCTTCATTTTCAATAAACTTATTACTAGACTTATACACAAAAGAAATTCTGCTACTAGTTATTCTTTCTGCATAAATTGCAACAGCACCAGAAGTTTGTCCAATAAATACCTCTCCAAATTTCAAACTTCCAGCAGAAGTGCCAGAAAATGTAATAGAAGGTAACTCTGGATTTGATGTAGATGATGATTGATATACTCCGTGAACTTCAACTATATCTGCATAATTTAAACTTATTTCGGAATCTTCAACTCTAGTTCCATAAACTGTAGAGTTAGATAATCCACCATTTCTAGAGGGATTATATTTTGTCCTGTTTACTACAACTGATTGTACTCTTTGTAGTTTTTTAAATTTCTGCGAAATATTTGATTTAATTTGAGTGGTTATCACCTTTGCTGCAGATGCAGTTGCTACACTCAATCCTGTAAATTCTGCATCTTTTCCACCATTTGTAAGATTAAACGTTGCTGAAGATAAATCTATGCCATTACCAGAATCATCAACTAAACTATATCTTTCCTCATCAAAAGCAGCATAAACAAAATCTGTATTGAGTAGAGATGGTAATGTTATCGAATTGCCGGAAATAGTTTGACCATCATAATATTTTTTAGTGAAAATACTGGAATTTAAGAAACTAATTTCTGAAATATTACTATTATTTAATCTCGAATATAGTGAAGAATCTTCAAAGTTTAATACTTCTGGTCTAACTATTTTGATATTTTGTAAAGTTGTTGTCGATCCAATACCACCATCACAAACATTTGTAACAGTAGAAACTCCTGTAACAGTAACGCTAGTTAAAGAGTTATTAATATTAGTAACTTTAGAAAAACTTGGAAGATCTACTCCAGATCTAGAGTATTTAATAATATCATTAACTTTAAATCCAGTAGCAAATGCACTTCCATCAAATGCAGTTATTGTCGAAACTCCTGCACTTGATACAAAGTCGAAAGGTCCATCAACCGATATTTCTTTAGAAAGTAAAGTATCTGAAGCAAAATTGTCAACACCAACAGATTTAATATCTTGTATCGAGTAGTCTTGAATAGAATTAATATTAGTAGTTGTTGAGATGCCAGAAATAATTAAAGGCTCATCTACAATAAATTCACCAGATACTTGATATAGAGTTAAATCGCCACCAGATCCAGATTTAACATATCCTGAGGCATTGCTGTACTGCCCTTGAACGTACTCTCCAACACCTGCAGTTACTGAACCACTTAAAGTTAAGTTTGTATATGTCTGAATGTCAAATAAGTATAAGTTAGATTGACTAGAATCATCTTCATATGAATTATTATGAGATTCAAAATCATATATTTTAGCTAGTCCAATTGTTGTTCCTGCTGAAACAGATCCATTTACCAATCTAGAATCATAGAGAGATATAGAAGAATCAGTGGTTAAACCTATCTTAGGTAAATCTTGAACATTATTAACTCTAATTAAATTCGCAGCATAAAAATTGCTAGAGGATGATTCTACTTCTTTTGTAGTTCTTGGTTTTGGTAAATCTAAAACTTCAGTAGAAGTCGGCACTTCATATCCTTTAACATAAGCTTTTCCTGGAGATATTTTAAGAACAGCTAAATCATCTGATGGGGTAGATCCATCAGAAGTTTTTTGACTACTCAAATATAATCCTTGATTACCCAATCTGTCATTTAAAGACTCTAAGGATTCTACTCCAAAAGGAGAAACATAATAATTTCCCGATTCATCAAAAGTTCTTCTTGCTAATATATCATTTATCCAGGAGTATTGATCATTTTGTTTAATTTTTTTGACTATTCCATTTTCAACTCTAAAGAGTTCAATAAAATCATTGTCAATAAAATCATCAATTTCTTTCTTAGATAAAGATAAAGATATTTTAAACCTATCTGCTCCTGGCGCAGCATAATTTGAAAATCCTTGAGCATTATCATACAATGATAAATCATCATTAGCATCTATAATACTTTCTTTTACATTTAAACCAACTCTATATGATGGAGTATTTGTATATTGATCCAATAAAATTAAATCAGATTCAATATCTACAAAATAACCTCTTATAAAATAAACACCAGATTCAATTTTTGCAGCAGAACCAACAGAACAAGCACTTCTATCAACTGGAGAAATTACTTTAAATACATCTTGTCCAGATTCTATTAAAGTACTTCCTGAAACTACATCAGATTGTACTGACAATTCCTCACCATTTTCAAAAATTTCTGTAGAAAAGTCGTCTGATGAAGATTTTTGATACTTGATATATAAAGTTGTTACGTTTCTAATAGAATTAATTTTTGATAAAACACTTTCTACTTTTGCAGTAATTCCTGTATTTTTACCCTCTACAACTTTTCCAACTAAAGAATTGAAATATGTCTCTACATCAACTCCTTTGTACGTAGATTCGACTTCAACACAAGTAAAAGTTCCGTCATATGCAAAGTTTCCTGGAATTACTATTCCACCATTTGAATAGAAACTACTACCAAATTTTTCAATCTGATTTTGTAAAATCGACTGTAAAGTTGTAAGTTCTCTTGCTTGAACAGTTACTCCAGGTTTAAAGAGTACCTTATAGTAGTTTTTTTGGGAATCAAAATCGTCATAATATGGATTGACATTTAAATTTGTGCTTTGTGACATTTTTTAGAACTCTATAATAATTTTAATGTCTTCTCTTTGTTGTGATGATCTGGTTACAGATGCTCGATTATCTACGTACAAAATATCACCACTCTTTGTATTTATGTCAGGTTTTGAAATACCTGATGTAAATGTTTGACCAAGATATGCTCCTTCATATTCATTCCCACTAATGTTTGCAACACCATAATTAGTAGAAGAAATTGTTACATCAGTAATATCAAATTCGCTAGAACTATAAACCGTAGATGTAGTTATACCTGAGTAATCTGGATTTACAATATAAGGATCGAAAGTTTTTATAATATTATTTGAATTATAGTAGTCTGTATAATCATCTCTACTTTGAGAGTATTTTACTATAGTTACACCTGAAACTTCCGAACTACTGATTAAAGTTCCTCTAGCATTAGTAGATGATTGCTCTATAAATGAATCACTCGCTAATACATCAGTAGTATTAAGTGCTATACCATATAAACCTGATCCAGTATCATCTGTAAAAAGTCCTGAGGTATTATATGTCTTAACATCTTTTATAATTCCAACTGTTGCAAATTGATTATTTACAATAAAGTCTGGGTTTGTTAATGAGTTTTCTATTCTACTATAAACTAAAGCTCTATACGCTCCCAATTCTTTGTATATATCAGCACCATGACCACCTTCTGGAGGAATAATTACATTAAAGATAGACTTATTAGAACTATCTATAGGAGAAACTACAGCATCTAGATTCAAAGTTCCAAAAGTATATCCAGATCCACCAGTTAAAACTTGAACTTTGATTGGTTTACCTAAGTTGTCAAAAGTTACTGATGCAGTTGCTCCAGTTCCATCCCCTTCAATATTACAAGTAACAGTATTTGAGGTAATATTGTATGCTGTAGATTTTTCAATGAGAACAATTTTTATCTCTCCATCTATAGCATTTCCTCTAACAGATATGATTGAAGCATCTGAAGAAGTTTTCCAGTTATTTGGAACTGAAATAAAATCAGTAGAATCATATTTTAAGAAATCTCCAGGAGTAATAGTATAAAGATATTTCCAAACATATCCATCTCCTTTATCAGTTAAATCTGCAGTGTCAGTATGAACTGGGGCTATGGTAGAAGGTAATCCCTTCATACTATTAGAGAATGAAGCACCATTACTTAAACAAATATAAACTCTATAATCATTTATAACGTAATAATTACTATCGTATAAACTACTAAATCCAGTTACTTTTGTAAGGTTATGTATGCTATAATCATGTCTATACATATCATAAGTAGTTCCAGTCTTCCACTCAACTTTAGGAATAACTCTAACTACATCTGATTCTTTTATTCTTTTAACTCCAAGAATATTATCTCTATAAGAATTTAGATAAGTTGTATTATCTATTGGTGATTGTGGATTTGAATCCCAATCTAAAAAATACTCATCAGGATTCGCAAGTCCAATGAACATATAGTAATTAGATTCATTGTTATTATTTGCCGAACCTGCAACTTGAGAGATAAAATTAGAGCAATTTTGAATTTTTAAATTGTCTGATATAATTGCTGGCATTTTAAAAGTCTATTTTATCCTTATTTATCAAATTTTTCTCCATATATTACAATCAACAGGAGAAACACTTCCATCAAAAGTAGAGTCTGTTGATAGACCAACTTCACCAGCAGAAATTGATATGATGGTATGTCCATCAGTGTACTCAGATTCGAGGTAATCACCAATCTGAATTGAAGTAGTATCAATTCCAACAGAATTTGTATTTATCCCTACAAATGTTCCAGGTGCAGTAGTAATAAATGTATAAGAAATAAGTTTAGATTTTAATGATTCTCTTGATTTAGTTATATATTCTCCACCAATTAAAATATCTCTTTTTTGCGGTGTTAAACTTATTGGTCTATATGTAAATGAATCAAAAGATAGACCTTTATCATCATACAGTTCAGTTTTTAAAATATCAGAAGATATAATTCTTTTAGCAGTTCTTTTTAACTGAGTTTCTGGATTTTTTTCTACTATTTTCTTTATATTAAGTTCATCTCCAATTTCTATTGGAGGTATTATGTCAACAATAGATGTATCACCTTGACTACCAGAGTAGAAATATACTTTTACAGAACTTCCTGCTGGAGGAGCTTCAGAAAATATAATTTGAGTTCCTCCAGTAAATGAATATGAATCCTCAGGAGTTTGCAAAACATCATTTACAAATATTAAAAGATTTTGAGAAATATCTATATCTGATCCTGGAGTAGATTCTAAACTGAGAAGATCTCCATTTTCTTTAATATTAAAAGATCTTCTAGTGCCATTTGCAAACTGACTCAAATCATCTAATTTTCTAAGATTACCGATATTCCAAGCAGAAAATGTATCTTTACCAACGCTTAAAACTGTAAATTCTATCCTTTCTGAAGAAATTTGAGTAGATGTGCCAACAATAGATGGGATTGTAAGAACTTCTCCAACTGTATACCCATATCCTGTATTAGTAAGAGTTAATTTAGATATTGTACCATCATCATTAACTACTAAAGATGCTTTAGCACCAATTCCATTCGAAACTCCAGAAAGTTCAACATTTGAATATGGAATTGGAGGATCAATTTTTATAACTGGTGTTGGATCTGATGGTAAATATGTTGAACCTATGGAAATATCGATACTAGTTACATATCCATTTTCAATTATTGCTGTACCATATCCTGAAATTCTTTGTCCATATATGTTTTCAAAGAATACTGAAGTTGCATATCCTGCGACATCTCTATATCCAGAACCACTATAAGCAATTCCAATATTATCATTATCAATAATATAAAATCCATTTCCATCTTCAACTATTTCAGTTTCATATAAAGATGCACTTCTTTGAGGTTGATAATTAGTTCCATTAGTTGTTCCATAAGAAACTATAATACCATTTCTTGGAAGACCTCTAACATTCACATCATAATCTTTAGTAGTAGTAAATCCATTTGCAGAAGATATTCCTGTAAAAATTATATTTGTTGAAGATCCAGACTCATCAAAATAAAATGATTCATCAAATTCAGGATACTGAAAAATATTATTAATCAAAACAATTCCATTATCAGACTTTATTCCTACAGTAGATATTCCAGATTGCGTAAGTTCAAAAGATGAAGTTATTCCATTAAATTGCTCAGAAAAATCATCAAATACAATATTTCCTGTATAATCACTTCTAAGAAAAACTCTTCCTTCAAAGGTGCTACCTCCAGTTATATCTAATAAAAATAAATCAACATCAGTTACTGGTGCTGTTGGATCAATTCCACCTAAATTTTGAATAGTAATTGCATCTTCAGAAATTGCTTTATTATAAGTTTCGGCAAAGCTGAAATTATTTTCAGTATTTTTAATTGCAAAGTAAGTTGTAGATCCTTCTAATCCTTCTGGGGGATTTTGTGAGGATATTGTTATAATTGAACCAGTTTCTATTTTACTATCAAATATATTAAAAGAATTATCAAGATAATTAAAATCTGAAGGGGTTAATTGATACTTAAGTCTAATACCTTCAAATGGAGGATCACAAAAGTAAATAACGTCCTCAACAATATTATATTGTCCAGACATTACACTAGCAACTGTAGTTGCAGATGTAAAATCTTCTTTTTCAGTACCTAAGTAATCTGGACCTCTTAAAATAGTTATTGTATTATTTGAATAATCAACTTTTGTTACTTTAACTAATTCATCACTTATTTTAAGAGTTGATCCTATGTTTATGTTATCTAAATTATTTAAAACTAAATTACTTGAGGTAAAATCTGTTATACCTACAGTAGATGCAACAGAAACTGGAGATTGTATAATATTATCAATTAGAATTATACACTTTGTATTTTGCTTTTCTGCTTCAAAGGATTGAACTGTTCCAATTCCAAGAGAAGTAATATCTATATATTGATTTGATTCTGCTAATGAAGTACTAAAAGCAAGTCTTATATTTTCAGAATCAACAACTATTGGATATACCTCATCTGGTAAAAATGAAGTTGATAAAGTATTTCCAGGACTTAATGTAGAAATTCCTAATCTTTGTCCACCTTCCTCAATTTCGTAAGTTAATTTTTCTCCAGTTTTAAAAAAGTGATTTTTAATTTTTATTCTATCCCTATCTAGGTCTATAATTTCAGAATCTGATGCATTAAAAATTTTATAGAAAATTGAATCTCCTCTATGCTTTAACTTAAAGGAATTAACACCAAGACTAGTTGGTACATATACTGAATTTGTAGAACCTGATACTGGCATTTTATTTTACAATAATGGATTTGTGGATCTTAATATACTCTTTTGAGATAATTTTATATCAAAAGTTCCAACTTCAGACGGAACATAAGAAAGAGTATAAGAGTTTGAACCTGGATCGAAAGTTAAATCAAAATCTATGTCATTGAAATTACCGAGAGCACTATAAGTAATATTTGCCAAATATTTATTCTCTAAGAAGTTTATATCATAATGAACTGCATTTATTTGAGCAACAGATCTTGTTAATGTAACACCAACAGTTTTTTCAATTTCAACTATAAAATTTGAAACTCCATAATCTGAAGTAATTGTTGTTAGTCCTACTGGGGAACTTCCAGTAAATTGTGACCTTGAACTATTTAATAGTCCATAATCACTTTGAATCTGATTTGGAGAAGTTTGAGTTTCTACAAGTAAGGTTGAATCTACATACACAGTAACACCTGTATTTGCAATTCCATCATATGTAATAACTAAATTACTTCCACTTGTAGAAATTCCAACCTCTCCTAAATTATTTAATTCACTTTCAGAATAAGTAGTGAATAAAACATTTGTCCCATTATATAAAAATCCAATTTCTTTAAATTCTTCAATTTGAGAAGCAACTGAAGCAATACCAACATATATTGAACCAGACTGGCACTCAGATAAAGGAGATAGTATAATTTCTTTTTGTGTTGGAGAACTTTCTGCAGGAAACGTGCTAGTAATTGCTACACTATTAACATTTCCATAACTGTTACTTTCTGTAGATACATCTAAAGGAATATAGTCTGTTATAGTTCTAGCTGATATTATATTATTAACATTTATTGGTGCAAACTTCAATAAAATTTCATTTTTATTTTGAGGATTCAATGCAGAAGTAAATGTTCCTAATGGAATGTCTTCAAAGTAAGAGTATGTAATTAAACTTACTCCTCCATTAATAGAATCACTTTGTTTAGTTATAAAAACTTCTGCAAGTAAAGGAAGTTCAAAGTCTGTAAAAAGTGAAGTTGTAGATTCTATAAGAACAAAATATTTTGCAACTATTCCTCCAGTATTAATTGTTGGTAAAGTGTCTACTATAATTTCTGCAAAGGAAGTTTGATTATTAAAATTTGTTGATACATTATCTATAGACAAAACTCTATTTTCTTCTGAAAGTAAATAGTCAGAAAGTTTCCTAGACCTGAATTTTAATAATTCAGAATATTCATTATTATTTTCATCAACGTCCTCTAAAACTAGATCAAAATTATTTTTTGTGTTTATATCTCCAAAAGAATTTATTGATACATTAACTATAGAAGACGAATTAGATTGTTGTCCAGATATAGTCGATTTAGATTCTACTTGTAGATCGCTAAACTTTTTAAATCCTGCAATATGATTTAAATCAGAAACTTGAGAATTCCAATCAGAAATTTGTATTTTACTACGTAAAGAATATGAAAAATTTTGATAATAATCGTTATCAGATAAATTTTGATCATTTACAGAAAGTTTTCCTTTAAATTCTTTCCATCCGAATTTACTAGAAATACTATTACTAACATTGAACTTTGAACTAAATTTATCAATCTTAACTACGTTTCCCTCTGAAAAACTTAAGTTTCCTTTAATATCATCTCCAACTTTTATTGATTCTAAATCTTCAACTTTTACAATATTATTTGTATAATTATCTATTTTGTTTGATATGGACTTTTCACCATTAATATCTTCTCCAGCAATAAATGAACTTTGAATCAATGAAACATTTGCTTGCGGAAGATCATTTGAATTAATTACATAAGCATTATCATATGAAAGCACACTACCAGGAGACTTAGAGACTTGATATCTTAATATGGTTTCATTCTCACTACTATAATTAGTAACTATTCCTACTACTTTAAATGTATTATAAGAATAATCTGATGAATCATAGTTAGTGCCAAGATTTTCAACAAATATATCATCATTGAGATCAAATGGTGGAGGATTTGAAGTTGTAAATCCAGATAATGGTGTCTCAAGAGTTAATGAAACTGTATACAGTGAAGGAGAATCTTGTACAGAACTTGCACTTAAAATCTTGACTCCATTAGAATTATCTGTAAATACTAATTTATTAGAAAATCTATGTAAACCATTACCAGGATTAATAATTAATATTTCGTCAACAGTATTTCCTTTTAAATTACAGAATGCACTAAAGGAATCTTCTAAAGAATTTGTTTCTGTATTAAATAATTTTACTTTAGGAGGATTTAAATAATTTTTTCCAGAAAAAGTTAAGTCTACTGTAGATACTTTATAGTTATTTTTTAAATATAGAACTGAATATAAATTTGAAGTTGGAACTAAAGTTTTATCAGAAGGACATATATTAACTGCTAAAGGACCTATTTCAGATACTCTTCCAATGTTTTTAGTTATAGGAATTAGTACGGCATCTTTACCATCACCTTCTACACTCTTAATAGATGGAATTTTTTTATAATCAACTCCCTTAGAAGTTACTTTTACTTCAGAAATTGGACCTAAAACATCAGATTCTCTAACTGTATAAGAAATTTTATTAGAATCAGATGAACTATAATTATTTTCTTCTGGAGAATATGGTAAATTAACTGTAAAAGATTCATTTGTATTAGTAACGATTCCACTAGTAACATTATAAAGACTTTGTTTAACATTTATTCTATTGTGATTAAAAACTGTTTCATCATCAAATACTTTTTTAGATGTGGATTCAATATTATAATAAAGAGTTGATAAAGTTGTATCTTGAATATTTAAAGTTACAGAGTTAACTCCAACTACAACTTCAACTCCAGAATTTCCAGTTCCAATATATTCATTTTTATAATCACTATCTGTATACAGTTTAAAATGAGTTCTATTTAATGATGATGCAGAAGTATCAAATACAACTTTTTGATTTCTGTAAACATTTATTTCTGGATTATTATCACCATCAATTCTTAGTTTTGCATTTCCCGAACTATATGTTACAGTATAATTTGTAGTTAAACCAGAAGTAACATTTAACTTTACTTTGTCACCAACATCTAACCCGTGAGAAGATGCTGTTGAAACAATAGTTTCATTACATATCGCTTGACCAGAAATTATATTTCTATTTGTTTTTAGTTTATGGAGTCTTCCTGTTCCAGCACTGGTATAATATAACAATCCACTAAACTCATTTTGAATAGTAGTTAATCCAACTACATCATTTCCAAAGTCTACAATGTATAAATTAGAAAAATCCGATAAGAACTGACTACTTAAACTTGTTTGTACATTTAAAAATGCACTATCATTAGAATAAGATACAGATTCACCAGATTTAAATCTGTGATTGGGCATCCAGATTCCTGCTGTTCTAATGTACTTCGTTTGCGAAACTCCAACTCCAAGTGGATATGAAGTAATAGTATTTCCTGCTCCTACAGAGGTATCTATTCCAATAGATACAAGATTAGAATCAAAATAATATGATACATTTGCTTCTGGGAGATCTAAAGATTTATTTTCTTCAAAATAAAATTTATTTTGATTTAAATAAACATATTCGTCAACTGCATATGATGGAGATGAAGATTCTCTTAAGATATTAATTCTATTATTTAAGTAGTCAAGACCAATAACAGTTGCATTCTCATTAGAAATTCTTATTTTAGAATCTATATCAAAAATTGTTATAGAATCTTTAATCTTAATTGAAGTTGTAATTCCAGTTACAGACTCAGAATCTAAAGCATCTTCTAGATTTGTTACAATCTCATCAACATTTATCTTTTTAACTCCATTTAAAGATATAAAAGTAGTGCTTGTAATTCCTGAGATTTTTATAAAATACTCATCTTTGAAATTATGTGCAGTTGTAGCAACTCCTATAATAGTATTATTATCTGAAATGAATGTTATATTTTGAATTGTTTTAGTAGTAGATTCTATAGATGAGATACCAACTCCAGAAAGTTCAGTAATTTCTGCTGATGCACCATATCCACCTGTACCAGTATTATCAAATATTAATTTGCTCCCTATAGAATAACCTTCACCAGAATCTACCACATCAATACTATCAATATCTCCTGATAAACTTTTTAGTACAAATGCTTCTTCCTTTTCGGGATTTGGTCTATAATCAAAATAATCATAGTAATTTAATTCATCTTCAACGTAGTACGGTAAAGTATTTTTAACAATATCTAATTGATTATAGTTTAAATTTTGAGTATGATGGAAATCAAAATTTTCTGGTAATGGAGTGAACTTATATGTATCTCCTATAAAATAAGGAAATTTTGAAGTTGCAAAATATGCATAAACTCCATTTGGATACTCTGGAGTAATGCAGTATCTTCCATTATGCTTATCTAAAGAACCACGATTTTGAATATAAGAATAATCTTCTATGAGACCTAAAGGAATATCTCCTACTTTAGATTTTTTATAACTACTGGTCATTTCAATAATATTACCAGTACCATCAGGATTTTCATACGCATAAGGTCCGTAAATTGGACAACCATCATATGCCCATCCAATTATCGGAGAATGTCTATTTGCATCATTTAAATTTAATAAAGATTCTAAAGTATCTGTTAACTTATAAACTCCATATATGTTTTGATCAGGGTGGTAAACATCATTAACAATAATACCTCTCTTTAGTATAGAATTTGGATATCTATCAACTTCATTTAAAGTATAACTTTTAATTTCACCTATCGCACTAAAGTTGGATCCTATAGTTCTAATTTTAATTGTTGTGTTTGAGTCATATCCAATACCTTTGTTTATAATGTTTACACTGGTAATTCTACCATTAACAACTACTGGAGATAACTTTGCTCCATTACCTACTCCAATAACATCAATTTCCAGTGAATTAAAGTAGTTTTCACCTTGGCTCAAAATAATTACATTAGTGATTTTACCATTAGTAATTACTGGTTGTAGAAATGCACCTTTTCCATTAACAACTCTAATTGTCGGGTTAAGGTTATAGTTAAGATATGCAGTATAGTTTGAATTATATTCAGGATCAGATTCTTCAATTTTTATATCATTAATCGATCCTCTAACTACTGGGGTTAATACTGCAGAAGTTCCTATTGTAGAAATTCCAGAAATTGTTAACGATCCTAAAATATCTACTCTTATTGGAGAATATTCAAAGATGTGAACTGAACTGTCAATTAGGTCAAAATCTACAATATTGTTTAAATTTTTTGTTGATGATAATTTAAAACTATTATCATCAATTTTAACAATATAATAATATTGTGATACTAAAAGACCATCTAAACCACTACCACTAGAATATGAATATGAAATTTCATCTCCGGATAAAAATCCATGGTTTTTAATGTTTATAATGTTATCATATTTGTTGATATCATCTTCTCTCGCTACAACTTTTTTATATTTTAATACCGGATTACTATCAGTTATGTTGACGGAATCTATAACTTTGACTTTTTTAACTGAAGTAAATTTCTGAATTCCAGTTCCAAGAGTTCTTAATTTAATTAAATTCGTTTCATTTATAGCATCATTATATGTTGGTGCTAATCTAAAAGAAGTTCCAGCACCAATAGAAGAAACAAAATAAACAGAGTCATCTAATAATGTTCCATCAGAAACTTNAGTTCCTATTCCAATTTTAGTTCCTGAAGAAGAATCATATATTACTCCATCACCAACAATTAATCTGTGNGGTTCTGTAAATATAAACTTTTCTTCTANATCTAAAGTAGCAACTATATCAGAATTAGCGGCATTAAACTCAAGTTCTCTTGAAATTAGTTTCATTCTAACTTCAGTTTTAATCTCTTCGTTGCTACCATTCTTAATAGTAACTATTGGAGTTTCTACATAATCATACCCAGGATCACTTACAATAATACTTTCAACTATTCCTTCCATCTGTGGAATGATTGATGAAGTCGTATCAGTGCCATCGTTAATCTCAAACGTAGGAGGATTCAATAAATCATATCCAGATCCGGAATTTAAAACTTTTATATTTTCTAAATTTCCAAAATAAACTTTATCCGAAGATTTATAATTTTGAATCTCAACACCATTAACTAAAATTCCGATTGATCCCGGTTTTGTAGTTTTTTCAGTTTTAGTGTAATCAATATTTTTTAATATCTTTTTAAATGATTTTGAAGAAGTAAACTGTTTTCCATATAAAGACTTAGATGTTAAAGTAACTTGTTCAATATCAGGAGTAATAAAATTATTTTGTATTACATCAAGTAAACTTCTAGCAATTTTTACCTCATCAACATTTAATTTTTTGATATAATAATCAATATTGGTAGATAATATAGTAGATACGCCAACAATATTAGATATATTTACAACATCCCCATTTTCATAATAATGTTCTGATCCATTATTACTATCAGATATAATAGTTAATGTATCATTATCACAGGAGAATGAATATTCTTTCTTGTAAGGTTTAATGTTATTATCTGGCAACCCGTTTGATTCAACGTAATAACAATTTGAGTCTTCATATGAATTTTGAATGTTGACTGCAAAATTGCCATCAATCTCAGGATACATTGAAGAATTTGATCTAAACGGAATTCTTCTAATTTTTATTTGGTTATTTTTATAATTTTTTAAATTTTGAGCATCACTAATTGTAAAAGATCTCTCAGAGTTAACATTACTAACAATAGAGTTAGTTATTTTTTCACCTCTAGATGAATTATAAACTTCAACAGCATCACCCTCTTTTAGGTAATGTGGATATTTAGTTTTCACAAAACCATTAATGCTAATCCCTTCATCTAATGAACCTATATTTGTTTCAGCAGGAAAAACTTTTCCGGCAAAAATAATTGATGGTACATTATAATTTAATGATTCTGTAAATATACTTTTTTCAGTAGATCCTAAGTTTTTAATATTAATTTTATCCCCTTCATTTATTAAAACTAGACCACTTGAATCAATATTTGAAACTGTATTAATAATTCTTAACTTGACGACAGAATTGATATTACCATCTTCATAAGAATATACAAAATTATCTGCATATACTTTAGTTGAAGAATTGATATCGCTTTGTATTCCTGAGCAGTTCAAGAACTCTGTTGAAGTCTTATCCGTATAAGTTATCTCAGACCCATCAATAATTAACTTACCACTGCTATCAAATCCAACTGTAGATACAACTGGAATTGTAGTGCTATTACTAGAAACTTCAGAAACTACATATGTTTTTGGGGTAGTTTTAAATTCTCCAAAAATAGATCCTTTTGGATTTAAGTTATTAGAATATCCTGAAAATATACTAACTTTATAAAAAATATTTTCTCCAATATTTAAAGAACTGACAGAATAAATTGATCCATTAGACTCTAAAACTGATCCTGAAATATTTTTATCTTGATATAGAGTTTGACCATTTAACTTTAAAGGATCTCCTTCAACTAAATCGCAAACAAAGTTTTCAACTACAATCCACTTGTCATCTGAAGGAGCGAATAAAAAGTCTTTTGGTTTAATAACTTCTACTTTTTCTCCAAAAAGAACTTTAAATAAAATTTCAAAGGATTCATCAGTTCCTTTAGACTGATAAAAGTCTTTAGCTTTACTAATAAAGTTGGGAATATCAATTCTAGAATCAAAATTTAAGTCTTCAAATCCAGGAATGAACTGGGATTTAGTCTTTTTAAAAAATTCAATTAAGAATAAATTACTTAAGTTATCTACAGAATCCCCATCTTTATGGAAATCTGATTCCGATTGTGAAAATACAAGATACTCTGGATCATTTTCCTTTACAATCGATTCAATTGCACTAAATCCTCTTACACAACCAGTAAAAGAATTTGTAGTTATTCCAGTATAAGTTATAATCTCATCATTAATTTTTAAAAGACCATACTTTTCTGGCCAACCTTTAGTAGATACTACAGGAATTGTCTCTTCAAAAATATCAATATCAGAAGATAGTGTTGTTTTTGTGATTAGATTACTTGAATCAAACGAATCAAAATTTTTATACTCAATTAAGTTTTCAGCAATATCTACAGTTCCACCTTGAAACTCTTGTGATATGTAATATTGCTTTAAAAATTCTGCAAAATTTGGATTCTCTGTGAAAATAAATTCTGGAATTTGATTTTCAACAACATCACTAATTTTAATTACTTTTTTATCTTGATTCATTTTAAATTCTTATCTTTGAGTCTGAAAAATAACTTGATTCTGGAGTAAATCTACTTCCGGAAACATTTTCTCCTGATGAAATTATGTCCTTAACAGGACTAATGATACTTCTTCCGATGTCCAATTTCAAATAGATTGATTTTTTAGCAATTACATCGTTTGAATGTGGAATTGCATCAATTTCAATTATATTATTTTGTAAAATAGTTGAAGTTACATTTATATTATCTATATCAATTTTTCCAGTGGTATAATTTATAGATCCAACGTTTTGAACTTTAATGGTAACTTTATCTTCAACGTAAGAAAATAAGAATAAAGTTCCTTTAGATAGATTGGAATCTGGTTGATCACCGATATAAACTGTTTCACTAATTCCGTTAACCTTAAATCCTGTTGAACGAATATTGTGGTTCTGATTTAAGACATTAAATTCATTTTCAAAGCAAATTGAGTATTTTGTTGGAGTATTTAAAGTTACTGGGATATTACGACGAATTCTTACCTTTGTAATATTTGATGTAATTGCTTCATTTGTTGCGTCAATAATACGAACTGCTTTACTATACTTAAATCTTCCACCAAACTTATTTAAATCTGAAGAATTTGCAAATGTTGTTAAAGATTTTGTAACATTTGACTTTAAATTTGATGAAGATGAAATTAAATTTGCATTGTAATAGAAAGTACTGTATAATTCAACATAAAGTACATTCACATCAACAAACTCTAATCTCATTCCAGAAACTGAATACTGTTTAAGAGACTGACGAATCAAATCTTTTGAGTATTCACTTAAATATTCTGAATTTTTAGGTTTGATTGCAAGAAAAATCTTCCCATATTCTGGATTATCTAACTCTTCACCACCATATGCTGTGGCAGATTCAATATTTGGGAATATTGATGGTAGAATTGCTTCATAATCTGCAGCAGTGACTGCTCTATACTGCGTTGAATAGAGCCTTGGTGCATAATAACGCACTGATTCAACACTCTGTATCTCATCTCCGTTAGATGCTGCCTCATTTACAATGATAGATCCACTATTTTGAGTAATATTTGCGGAATTATTGTCTAAAATTACACCGGAAAACGTAAAATTGGATGCTCCGTTACCAGATCTTCCATTTGTAACGATATAAGTTACAGTAATTTCATTGTTATTACTTAATTTCTTTCCTAAAATACCATCTCCAAAGAAAATTTCATACTTTTCGTCAGAAACTTCCTGGATTAAGAATATTTGAGAGTCGGAATTGATATTTGTGATATTATCTATTGCAGTATACTCCTCTGAAGTAGTATCAGTAGAGGTATTTTTAACTTCAACTCTAATTGTAGAGGTATCAATATAAGGATTTTGTAAAATATATTTCTGATTTGGCTGAGAATCATCGACTATGAACTTTTTTGTAATTAAAGTTCCTTCATAAATTTCAATATCTAAAAAATTTGCTCTATTATTTACGACTCCAACCTGAATATCTTCAGGAATCGAGAAAATGTAACTTGTATTATTTAAATTTCCAGTACAAATAATACCTGCTTTAAGAGTTGCTGTTAAAGAAGATTCAGGTAAATCAAATGCACTGAAGGATATAATTGCTCTTGCTGCCCTACGAGACAAAGGAATATACCCAATATTACGTGCAAGGGATACTACATTCTCACGAATGGTAGCGGAGTCTAGAAACGCCTCGTTTGCCACCATATTAGTGTTGTAGGCAGTCAAATAAGTATTGTAAGCCAGAATGTCAATGAGGATTGAAAAGTTCGATCCCTCAAAATCAAAATCTGTAAATGTTGAATTTGATCTTAAGTAGTCCTTAATTGATGCCCGAATTTGATCGAAGTCTAAATTCGTGAGTTGTGTAAATGCCATTAGTATCGGGTTGGTTGTAATACAAAGTTAATTGATTGTGTAGGAGCACCTAATCCAACAATATCGTAATTTATAGAAATATTTAATGCATTTTCGTCTGGTCGAGGATTAACTTCAACCTTCCTTAATACTACTCTTGGTTCAAAATTATTAATAACAGTTTCAATTTCAATTTGTAATGGATCAAGTAAATCATCTGTTGCAAGTTCAAATATAGATCCTTCAATATTTGATCCTAAAAGTGAATTGAAAAATCTTTCTCCCACTTGAGTGCGAATCAAGTTCATTACTGACTTTTTGATTGCATCCTCATCCCTTAAGGTTGAAATGTCATTTGTTACAGGATGTCTTAAAAAAGATAAACTAATATCTTTAAATCCTATTGATACTGAATTGAGAGGCACTTTGTCTTTCTCAAAAATTATATATGTATTTATTGTGATTTTTCCTATTGAAAGAAACGCGAGTTATACCTATTGAAAGAAACGCGAGTTCAAACTCGCCGCATATAATTACTCTTATAAAAATCAAAGCATAAAAAAAGAAGCCTCTTACGAGACTTCTTGGAATCTGAGAGAATTCAATCAAAGTAATCCTCAAGATATAATGACGCTACCGACATTTTGATAAGGGCAGAAGATGCCATCACTGTAATTAAAAGCGTCGTTAAGTTAACGCTATTCAGTTTTCTGAGAGTATTTGACATTTAACGTACGTAAAAGACATAGACTCTCAAGTCAGAAATAGTTTTAAAGAATTATTTACCTTGACCCCTATAACGCTTTCGCCTTCCATTCCGAGACGATGCAGAGAGTTTCGTATATTGTGAACTCCCCTGTCTCGTTTTTTTCGGACGACTTTCGATAGTGTCCTTTCCATTTTTACCTGGACGCAGTGCCATAATTATGTTTCCGTGGTACTTGTATATTCTACCATAATATCCTCAGGAAGGGGAACCCCTGTTGCATAAAATTCTTCAGTTAATTCATCAAGAACTTCGAACATTGATTCTTCAGAAAGACCTGTATAAATCTTTCTCCCCTGACAGTATATATTAATTTTTTCTGTTTTCATTTGCTGAAAATGTAACTAAATGATATTTATTTTTCGTCAATAAGGAAACCTATTCGGTGATAATCTGAAGAGGTAATATACTTATAATTTTCTTCATTTTTAATTTCATTTTCTGCGCCATCCCAAATAGGAATTGCAACAGAATTATTGTAAACAAAATCTGGATTACTACGAAAATGAACCTCAATTAGTTTATCTCCAATAAACTCACAATTAATCCATTCATAATCATCATATAATTCATTTAGGACCTGAGGGAACTCTACCTGCTTCTCTAACCTCTCCCATTTCTTCCACTGATACAATGGAGCATTCTTTTCTCTTTCCCCTCTCACGACCAATACAGATTGCTTCTGATAATAATCAACACTGAGATGTTCTCCTTCAAAAACCTCACACCAAAACTCTCCTGGATGATAGTGATCAGTGCTATCCTGAATCCATTCAATTCTTGCATATCTTCCCATACCAAGTACATTTGTAATTGGTCTAATACAATAAAAATCAGGCTCTGGGACCTGAAGACCAACTGGTCCACAGCGATATCCCAAAACCTGACTTAAAATTAATTTATCAAATATCCAAAGATCTTTTAAATGACAATGTTTCCAAATGACATCATCAGTTAAAATCATTAGATTACTCTCATTTTTTCGTGACCAACTCTGACCTGTGGATGACACCAGATCTCAAAACCAGCCTTCTTAGCATCGAGACAGAATGAAACATCCTCTCCACACATATCCTGAACCTCTCCAGAGTCGAAGACTTGCATCTGAGGGGCAAACCAAGGATACTTCATTTCAGGATGCTCAAACACGCCGTGCTTGATCAATGTCCAACCAAATCCTGTGTAGTCAACTGTAAAAGGCTTCTTACGTTGCCCAATCGTATCAACCATCTCATGGTTCATTACTCCTCCATTGTTCTTGAAGTCATCCTCCTCAAGCCAATGCGCGACACTTGTGGTTTTTCCATCTTCAGTTGCATACCACCCACAAGCAATATCTTTGTCCATCGCAAATACTGCCCAGAATGCATCCGAGTTAAACACAATATCAGAATCAATCCAAAGCTGATAGTCATACTTCAACTTTCCATCCCAGGGAATTTGGTCAGGTCCTTTCAATACATTTGCCCCTAGGCACTTGCATCGAGCGAAATTGACCATACTTGAATAGTCCTGACTGATCTGAATGCTTGCCCCTGCTTGAACTAGGTCGAAACACAACTGCACAAAACTCTTCAAATACCTATAAGAAACTCCCCTACCTGGAAGACAAAATACAATACTCTTTCCGCGAATTCTCTCTTTACATTCGTTAATATCAAATAGACTATCTTCTTTCTCTTCTTTAGTTGTTGGTGCTTTTGCTTTAACTCTAAATCCTTTTGCCATTTTAAGTAATAATTAGGTTATATTGTACCAACTCAATGATACTCGATTATTTATCTCTTGTCAATCGAATACCCTCATAGGTTTTTTACCACGGAAATTTTTTTCTCCAAAAAAGGTTTTCTCTAAAAAATTTTGGGAAAAATTTTTTTTATTGACTCGAAATCACTCTCTCGATTTGTCACCTCTGTAGGTTAGGGATGTTTGGCATTTTTATATCGCATTACCCATAATAATTAACACAAACCCCCCGGTATAACTGTCAATGAACGAACACGAATTATTAATAGAAACTGCCAATGTATTACTAATACTAACCTGACTGTCTATTAGTAATACTTGGATTAGATTGTATTACTAATAGACTGTCCTTTCAGATTTTATAATAATAATACATCAGGTAAAGTTAATTATAATTATATAACTTACACAATTATAAACTCCCAGAAAACTCTAAAGTTATAACTCCTCTCAGAATCGTCTATAACACGAACTAATAATAAAACAACGAACTATACTCGAATAACCTCTCAGTATGATTGTAGACGATTATAGACACCTTAGAGAACGTATAAAGAACACGAACTGTTGTTGATTCATAATACTCAGAATGAACGAATAGGGGGGGGTCTAAAATACTGCTGTTATTTCACTGTTATTATAATCTAACTGTGTGGTTATTGTCAACCCTATGAGTTAATAAGTTTTCCACAGGTTACTAATAGTTTTCCACAGGGTTGTGGAAAACTTATTATGTGCCACTTTGTGAAGTGTCCCAGTTCTCTTGACACCACGAAGTTTTTGTGGTATTATGCTGGCTAAGATCACAATAAGTGAAGACATTAACAGGCATTAAGAGGAATAATAGAGACATTAACAGGCATTAAGAGACATAATAGAGACATTAAGAGGAATAAGTAATGGTTTTTTAACATATTTTTAATATGTTAACATTTATACCATTATTTCACGGAAGACAGTGCATCTTTCTTCATTTTTGGATTCTTTACTTGTTTCATCCAAGTTGACTTCCGCGAAGAATTAATCTCAGAAGGCAGTTGAGTATATCCTTGCACATCATTAACAAGTGTGATGAATCGAATAAAGAATTGACGTTCCATTCGTTGTGAAGTAGTCATTGATGAGAAGGAATAAAGAACAAAAGTGTGGTCTCTCTCAACCACCTATACACTATAGACCATTTTGAGGTCTGTGCTCATTTATTGTGACACTTGTATAGGTGGCACAAGGGTATCAGAACTCAATGGGTTCCAGTGTACCTTCATTAGGTGCATCATCTTGATCAGGAACAATAGCATTCAGGATCTGAAGAATCTCATTACCAGTATTTCCCTTGCGAAGCATATCAATAGCAACTTCACGGGTGAGATCAAGATTAATGGAAGTCATAATAAAAGAAGAAGTTAGTGTGTACAATATGATGAGTTTAATGACATCATCAGGTCAATTCATCAATCAGAGATCTTTCATCATCTCATTAATAGCAATACCATCAATCTTAGTATCAGTCCATTCAACACCATCTGGAGTTTCAGTTGATCCACACTTATACAAATAGTTCACAAGATCTTGATAGGTTTTGGATCTCCTTGCTTGATTATAGAGTCCATAATGATTACCAATATAAAGTGCGACATTCCAAGTCTCGTAATTTGCCCAACCTTGATAGGTTTTAGTTGAAAGTGTAGAAGTAGTCATTTTGTTAATGGGTTGATTGAATCAGTTAAAGAATGATGCAGGATTACCGCAATCTCCAATGTAATCACCATTAGGATCTCTCACCTCAGCATAACCAAACTCTTCAGCAAGATCATAACATACATCCCACGCCTGATCTAATGTTAATACAGATTCAGATTCTTGAGGTTGTGAAGGACAGAGGACACTGTATCGAGTTGCCATAGTGGTTGATTGATTACCTTGTAATCATAGCGCCTCAGGGGGCGTTATGGGAGGGTTGTGTGCCGGTTTGTGGACTGGCACACGGTCGGTCTCATTGTGAGACTTGATCAACCCATTCTACTTTACTATTAAGATTAGCATTTACATAATCAACAACATCATCGTAATTGAGTTGATTAAGTTCTGGATCATTTTCAATAAATTCATCAAGAAGATTTTTTACATCTTCATTGAAAACTGAAATAACATAATCTTTGTATTCTTGAATTTTTTGAGGAGTCATAATTCTTGTAAATTGAAAAAATTTATTTATAGGATAATAGGGTAATTATACCCCACACAGTTGTTTTGTAACACTTCCAGATGTTTGCCTATGAAGAGAAACACCAGCACCAACAGAATTACCAGATGCCGCACCTGCACCGTTAGCAGATGTTCCTCTCTTTACATTTCCAAATCGCATAGTAGATAATTTCTTGGAAACTGCTTCTTTATCTTCGTGAACTCTACCCTCTTGCTTTTTCATATCATCAAGTCTAATGGAGATCTTATCTGCAAATGCCTTTCTAAAGTTAAGTTTGAAACTACGTGATACTTTAGTTCCTTGAATATCAGCAATGACTTTCTCTGCTTTATATGCAACTTCTGCTTCTTTCTCCATTACCTGAATCAGATAATCAAAGTAAAGTTTAACCTGAATTTGCTGACCCTCACTACCAATCACCTGAAGAGATTTAAGATCTCCACTCTTCTTAAGATATGCTTTTGCATCATAAAAAGATGCAATTGCATTCAGGATTGTTGCGTGTGCTTGATTGATTCTCTTGAATGAAGAAAACTCTTCATCAGAAACTTGTACTTCAGTTGCTTCATTAACAGTGACACCATACTGTTTACAAAGTTTATCAATCATTTTAGCGGCAGCATCTGCCTCACCATCGAATGTAGTTCCATTCTTAAGTTTCAGAATTGATTGAATCTTGGCGATGACTTGAGAGCGATCCATTGCTGTCTGATTGATTACTTCGTAATTATAGCGCCTCAGGGGGCACTGTGGGGGTTGTTAGTGCCACTTCTACAGGTGGCACAAGATGTTAATTAGTCTCTCGAAGTTCTTCATCAATAGCATCAACAATTACAGTATGAATGTAATCAATGTCCCACAAATTTGATAAGACTTTTTCACAAACATCAAGTGGTTTATATTGTTCATTACCATTGTCATCAATAGTAAAAACATCCTCATTGGTATAAATCCACCACGCGACAGGTGCATCTTCACCCTGTTGTGCAATCAGATTGTTGACACGATTTTGAAGATCTTTTAGTGTGTAGTTCATCAGTTGTTAATTGGAAAGTTTTTACAGACAGCATCACAAAGTTGACATATTACATCATCGATGATATGATCCGTCAACTTTTTGTATTCAACCCCACCAAAGTTTGATTCAATGATACAATGAATGTCTTCCATTAATTGTTCACGTTGCATCAACATTTCAAGATTCTGCATTGTCCTCTCGGATTTGTTTAACAATTTTACTTAAACTATCTGCCACATCAGTCATCGCAGATCGTGAATAACCTGTCGCATAAGCATAACCTTGATCTTCAATTTCTGGTGCTTCATAACAAACATTGACCGCATTATTCAGTCGGTCAATTAACATTACCAGTTGATCATCAAGAGGAAAAATGTTCATTTCAAGCACAAATAGACTTTAGACAATTGAAAGAGTAAGTTTCATCATTACGAAGAATTGCTTCGTAAACTTTTACATTAGATCCTTGAAGATCAACACTCCATTCAAGTGCATTTTCAGATGCATCATCAATATCATCATACCATTCTGCATCACATAGATCAAAAGAAACTGGACAAATGATGAACATACATCCCTGATTGATTACTTCGTAATCATAGCACCCCTGAGGGGGTTGTGGGGGGTGTTAGGGACGGTTCTACAGGTGGCACACATTCTTCTCATTCATCCCAGAAATGATAAATTAGGAATAAAATGAATCCAATTGCACCAATCATTAGAAACCACTTCCAAAAGTAGAAGCAAAGTCCAATAATTATCAATCCAAGTAATCCACTTCCACTAAAATCTGAAGAATATTCCGCATCATCACTAGAAGTAAATTGCGGAGTTACATTAATTGCTTCTCCTCCAGTTTGAGATTCCGCAGCAATAGTTGCATCCTCAATGTCATAAGCATCAACAAACATTGTTTGAATTCGACCTGATGGTGTTTTCACCATACATTTCCATTCTTGTATCATTTGAATTACGGAAAATTAAGAGATTACAGTTTGACCTTGTACAAATACCGCATCGACAAGATTCTGAATGTTCCGTTGAATGTTTGCTCCGTATCCTTTAGATACTGGAATGATAATTTTGCCCTCCGACTTTTTGTAGAACTCAAATTGCCCTGGTTGAATCTTTCTCTTCTCAATAGCATCTCTGTCTTCCTTTGCAACTCGAATGACCCTACCGATTGTTTGCAACATCTCAACTGTCGGAAGATTCCTAAGCATAATGCAATGAGTCAATCCGGGCACATTGATACCTTCTGACAGGATTGAATAGTGAAACACAATGATTTTCTTTGTGGGATCATTTCCATACTCTGTCAGTTTTTCAAAGAATACTTGACGACTTACTTTTTTCTTGTCGATATATGCACCGTGCTTTGAGGTGATGTGCATAACTGTGTAACCCATTGCATTCAGATCACCAAGCAATGCAGTCTGTGACAATGATTCCCAAATAATTTTGGTTGATGGTGCTGCAACCAGAACTTTAGGATTCCCCTCCTCGACTTCACTCAGAATCCCAATGATATTACTTGCATCGACAAGTGGCGCATTCTCTTTCGTTCGTATTTCGTTGAACTCATAAGTTTCGACTTTAGGAGAAAGAATAGTTCCCGCGTTTATCAATTCAGTAGCAGACACCGAGACAATGTTAGAACCATAGATATTTGTCTGATTCATTGCAATCTTTGGAGTTGCAGTGAAGAAGTAAGTATGATCTGAGACTTGAGAAGTATGTGCAACACCAACTTGAGTTGCTGGTTTAACTGCATTATGTGCTTCATCAAAATAAACAACATTCATAGGAATGCCAGACTCATTCACCTTCTCAAGAGATTTGTAAGTTGTAAATATAATATGATGTTTATTCAATGCTTTTATAGCAGCATCATAAGTTGCAATTACGTGTGGTTTTGTTGTACCATTCTTATGACCAGAGTGAACGTGAGTAATTGAAATCTCTTCATCTTTTAGAAACTCTTGAAACTCAGATGCAAGTTGCTCAGACAAAAGAATACGAGGAGCAACAACAATAATAGTGAGAGGAGAATTAGATTCTTGAATACGATTCTTTGCATCTGTCATAAAGACATATGTTTTACCACCACCAGTAGGAATGAAGATAGTTCCTTTCTTATGCTTTTTGATCTGAGCAACAGCAGTTTTCTGATAAGAAAGAAGTGGCATAGAAAAGAATAAAGTTTGAGTGTGGTCTCTCTCAACCACTTAACCAATATAGAGCACTTTGGGATCTGTGCTCATTTATTGTGCCAGTTCTACAGGTGGCACAGTTTTGTTAAGTAAAAGCCCTCATCCAGAATTGAACTGGAAATTGATGCTTACAAGGCAACTGTTATACCTTTTAACTATAAGGGCAATGGAATCACATAAACTCCATCATATAATAATCAACAGTAACTTCTAGTTCTGCTGCTTTCCTTTCAATTTCCAACCAAAACTCTTCAGCAAATTTATCATCGTCTTGGTCACAAAAAAGATCGAGTGTGGATTCGTGCATTTTGTTTTTTGATTACTTCGTAACTATACAGAGGATTGACTGAGAAGTCAAGTGGTTTGTGCCGCTTTCTTAGTTGGCACATCGAGATTTTCCATTATGATTTGTTTCGGAAGAAAATTCCAACAATAATAACTACTACTAAATGTAATCTTATCGTTAGGTCTACCATCTGGATTATTAAATTTCATCCTTTTATCAAACATCAGAAGTTGTAGATCTCTATCCTTAAATATTTGCTTTGGTGCAGAATCATTCAACCAAGTATTTGTCATAATTAATGCAAATGGTTTGTTAAAAGATAATGCTCGTTCAAAGTATTTTCTTTTATTTGTAAAAGGTGGATTTGATACAATTACATCCCACTTATGAAACTCTGGTTCATAAGTTAAAAAGTCAGATCCATCTTGAATATGAGAATATATTACTTCATTCTGCTCCCCAATTTGTTTTACAAATTCGCTTTCTTCAGTATCGAATGGACACCAAACAACAGCATCTTTAGGGATATATTTTAGAATTGGTTTTACACCATAATCAGGAGTATATGATTCATCATTATTTCCTGAGGAATACATAATTTTTTTAGAGTTTATCATAGTTCATCCAAAAATACAGGTTCCAACTGAATAAATTTCTGTCTTAGAGATAGTAACACCGATACGAGGATCTTTTGCATTACCATTCTTTTTCTTAGGATATTGTTTCTTTGCTTTAGGAAGAATAATAGCAAGTACATCATTACAATCTAACTTCCAAACTTCTACAATTTTACCACCTTCATAGCGTGCATAATAGTGGTTCTTATATTTACCAATTTTATCTTCTATCAAATATCTTTCTTGATCTTCCCAAGTGTCTTGAACACTAATTCCATTATAGGTTGCATTTATAGTTTTTGCAATAGTAGATTTATATTCTGCTCCACCTTCTTCGTCATAAGCATCAGCACCACTATATTCTTTTGCAATTTGATGCTTCANAACTCCTGCCATATGAATTTCTCTAGATCTTGCNTAAGAAAAAGGATCACCCCAACCCTGTTCATCGCAAAGCGAATACATTTCTTCAAAGAGTTGTTGAAACTTTTGTTCAGGAGTCATTTGTCAGATTGTTTTTTGAGTTTAATTTCAGAGTATCTTTCTGAAGGTATTACAATACAAACATCTCTGAATCTTAATTCATCTAAATGAATGCACATTGTAATATAAGAATCACAAACAAAACGTACAGTGCCATTTTGACCTTGATAGTTGATTTCTAGACCATCATAGAATTCTTCTTTCATTTGTTATAAAGATAAGAACCTGCCCAGTCTGCACGCTTATACATTTCAGTTCTAGATTTTTCATCTAGAAGATTATATCGAATTCCCTTTGCAGGAGATTTCCAACTTGCAGATTTATATACATCACCTGTTTTCATATCTACGAATGCGTGAGCACTTCGATTACCAGCATTAGTGATATGAATAATCTTTGCGTACTTACGACCTTTTTCATACACAAACTTATCCACACCTTCACCTTCACAAAGTTCATCAATTTGCTTTTGATGATACTCTACATTATCATTTTGTAGAATATGACGACGATGCTGATAGATTGCATATTCTTGAAAGTTTGTACGAAGAACATCGCAAAACTGTTCAATCAAGTCAATCACTTTTTCCATTCGTAAAGTTGTGTTGGGTTTTGTGGCAACAAAATCTGCAAATTCAGTCATTTTGATTTGTACTTTCTTTTGAAATGATTAAGAGATTGTTTGCGAGATTTAAGTTTCCCCTTAGACACTCCTCGGGGATTCTTTTTCTTTCCAGAATTATGAATCCAATTAGGAGTGCTCATTGTTCCAAGAGGAAAATGTTCTATTATTATTTAATCAAATAGTCAAGGAGTATTCAATCTCTATCTCTTCAGATTCAAGATTCAAATCATTGATCATTTCATAATAGTCGTCGTAATCGACACCAAGATAACTGGCAAATGATTCATAATCATCGTGAAGAACCATTTCATTGGAAGACATTGAATAACTCCTTTGATCGACTTTTTTAATATAGCACCATCTGGGTGCCTTGGCAAGCGTTTTGTGCCAGTTTTTAGACTGGCACAGCAGGTCTAAAATAAAGACCTGCAACTTGCATCATTTTACAAAGAACTTCTTGAATTTCTTCAAGTTGTTCATCACCAGCATCACTTTCTTCAAAATCTACAAAATCAAACTCTTCAAGATTTGCACTACCATCTTGATATAATGGTGTATAAAACAATTCACCTTCAGAGTCAACTGTATAAACACAACCGTGCTCTTCAGCAGTTAGAAACACACCAGAAAGATTAATGTCATTCATAATTTTTTTCGTAGATAAGTGATCAGTAAACAAATTGAGAAGAATCACATTCGTGAAGTTTTTTCTCTTGCCTAATCTCATTAACAATAATTTGAAGTTCAATAACGTCTTGACGTGTGTCCTCCAAATCTTCTGAAATCATTTCTGCTTGATAAGCACTTTTACATCTTTTATATTGTTTGCAAAGTTTGTCATATTTTTTCTTTGCAATCTTAAGTTGCTTTTCGTATTCTTGAATAGAAAGTTTGAAATTCATTTTGAAATAAGAATTGTAAAAATCAAGATTTAGATTAGACTTGTTTAGAAGATTTTGAACAGTTACAAGGAGAACACTTATAAAGTTCTTTTTGGAACTTTGGAGTGTCAATTAATTCACCTAAAGACATTTCACTGTCTTCTTTTATTGGTTTATTAATTTTCTTGTTTTTCATTTTGGGATATACGAATTGCATTCGTAATTGAATTGGTTAAAACATATTTATTCTTCTTAACCACAACATAAACTTTTTCTTGAGTTTGAATGTCGTAAGTGAATCGAATTGAAGTCATCTGCTTGACTTGACTACCCTCCTAATATAAGGGATTATCCGCCTCAAGTCAAGCACACTGTGCCAGTTCTACAAGTGGCACACATTATTGTTAAGAATGCATCTCAATGTGCCTCTTATGAGCAGCACTATGCATTTCATTCATTGTAATTGAAGGTTCTCCACACAATTCTTCATCTGAGGGTTCATAATCAATAATACTTTCAAGAACTGGAAGAATCTCATATTGAATAATATCAACATCAGATGAATAAATTGTCATATCCATCAAGTGCAGTCCATTTTCTTTTTGAACAACTGCATTGAGAATATCATATGCTTTTTGAATTTCAGACATAGAACTCATTTTGACCACTGACCTCGTTGAACAAGAATTTTACGAATCTCTTCATAAAGAAATCCTTTTAATTTAGAATCTTCTGCTTTATCAAAAGCAGTGTAAAGGCGATTGAGATATTCGTCTTGTGTTGTAACTTTCACGACTTTTGCTTTAGTAACTCCAATTTGACTTAATGATGAACCTGCTTTTACTTTTGACTTTCCAAAATTACCAGATAACCTACCTTGTGTGCGAAGTTTTGGTTTGATCTTAGAAAGATTAGAAAAAGTCATTTAATCTCCTGAGAAAGCATAAAGGAAATAGTTTTCAATGTTGCTTCATAGAATCCAGCAACATAAGGATAACTTTTTTCGTTATCCTCAAGTGATTTCTTACCTATTTTAAGGTTTCTTTCAATGTCTTCTACGATCCTTTCAATTTTAATTTGTTTCATCAAAAATTCTTAGAAAGTACAATAATACGTTCTTGGAGTTTTCTTGCATCTTCATAACAAAGACGTGCTCCCTCTTCACTCATATTTTTTGGTGCTACACCTAAAATACAATCTGAATGATAATTCATCCACTTTGACGTATAATCCATCATTGCAATACGAAGATCTTGAAGTTCACATTCAGTAAATTCAACTGAGATTGTTTCTGGTGTGAAAGAAGTCATCTGTCTCATTTGTTTACGAGTAAACTATAGCATAAAAAAAGACCCCCGGAGGGGTCTGTGTGGCACTTTATAGAGTGTCCTCAGTCAACAAGAATGCTATTAACCCATTCTTCACTCATATTTGCCATAATTTTTACTGCTGCTTCTTGATTATCTGCATAACCTTCATCAAGAAGATGTTCAAGTACAATATCGAATGCTTCCTTCATCCACTTACCATCTTTTTTAACCATTTTGGTTCTCTTTGGATCAGTAGGAAGTCTACGTGATCTTGAAATGTTTCTCTCACTTCCTTTAGTAATATCTGCAACATTTGCAGCAGTTCTTGAAGGAGCAAGACTTGAAGGAATTCTACCACCACCAGGACCTTTTCTTCTAGGTGATGCAAATTGTTGTCCTGCCTCTTTATTTTTCAAGAATGTTGCAGGAGTCATTGAAGCAAGAGGATCCTTCTTAATTTTATCCATATTATATCCACTGTTTTCTTCAACCGTTTCATTAGAAGTTGCTTCACCAATTTCTTCATCAGATGTATAAACATCAAGATATGCTTCTGTTAAACTTTTGATGAGATTATTAGAATCCATTTTAGTTTTTTATTCTTCTAGGAATATTTATATTATTTTATAACTTTCCAGTGATCATTACCTTTTTTTGGTAACCACATATAGTATTGCTTATTCAAAGAACAAACAAAATACATATCATCTTTCTCTTCTTTAACCTCACAAGCGTGAAAATAATTCATTTCAGTAATAAACCTAAACCTTGCTTTTTCTGAAATAGGCTCAACATTAACGAATTTCTTTTTTGTTTTCATTGATGATAAGGGCAATCTGGATGATAAGTGAACTGAGTGCATACTTCGTATGCTCGAATTAGATCTCTATCTCTCTTTACTAGAAATGAATTTAATCCAATGATTACTATTAGTCCTAAAAGAAATTGAGTTGAAAGTTTCATACAAGTTTGATTACCTCCTTAGTATAGAGCATATTTTGCCGGGATCAATGATGACTGTGCCAGTTTTTTAAGTGTCCTTTTAGTAGTGCTCCAGAGAAGATTTGAACTTCCACGCCAACTGGCGGCAGATTCTAAGTCTGCTGCGTCTACCATTCCGCCACTGAAGCTAACTCCCCCGGCAGGATTCGAACCTGCGACCCAACGATTAACAGTCGTTTGCACTACCGCTGTGCTACAGAGGATCATTAGAATTATAATTACTTAAAATGTATTCAACAGTTTTTGCTACATCATTCATAGCATTGCGAAGATCATTTTGTTGACCCGATTCCTGAATAGTTTTATCACGATCATCAGAAAGTGTCCATCGCCATTGATGAAGATGCTTAGAATACCAAAGATTAATTTTCATAAAAATGATAATAGTGGTCGGAACGACAGGATTCGAACCTGCGACATCTCGCTCCCAAAGCGAGTGCTCTACCAAACTGAGCTACGTTCCGTTGTTTATATAAAGCAGGTGAACCAACCTGCAATTTTGGGGCAATCCGTCCCAAGGTATTTGGTTGTGGGTGGGTAGAAGGATTACATTATACCTTCAACAGAGGGGTCTCACTAATGTAAGTTTTCCTCTGAACTTTCAGGACTCTTGGTATGAGTTCTCATATCTCCTGTCTCCAGGTAATATGGCGGCCACCACAGCCTTCCTTACTATACATTGTCGGGTGCTTGACCACACCAACTATTCTGTCATACCCTATGGAGATGATCAATCTCCAAGTGGGTGAAGAGGGATTTGAACCCCCGACTGCCTCCGTGTAAAGGAGGAACTCTACCACTGAGTTATTCACCCGATAAGACAATTATACCACATATAGTATAATTGTCAACGGAGAGGGTGGGATTCGAACCCACGGATGCTTTCACATCGGCAGTTTTCAAGACTGATACCTTAATCCACTCGGTCACCTCTCCATATGATCACTATATTTCAAATTGACTCAAATGTCAATAGATTGAAGTGTTCCATTTTTCTTACTCTGAGAAATAAGTTTACCTACACTTTCAGCAGATGCAATTTTTGATTTAAAGTCTTCAATGTCATTACACCCAAAAAAGTAAAAATTGTCTTGCTTGTAAGTATAGGCAACTCCAACTTTATTCTCATCATAATCGAAGCAAACTTTCTTCACAGCAGACGAATTTTGAATTTCAAGGATTTCCATTGATTCCCTTTCGATGACTTACTCATTATAGGGCAGAGTGGGGCAGAGTCAGGGGCAGAGTGGACGGTTTAGAAAGTGTCCTCAAATTCAGGACAAACTTTGTAAAATTCTCCTTCAACATAACAAGAAGATTTTACCTTTTCATATACTCCAGTTTCATTTTGTCTGTTAAACTCATTCAAAAACTTTTCTAAAGGAGTTTTATTAGTCAAATCTAAAGTATCCCAAAAAAATAAAAAAGAAAACAAAAATAAAGTTTTCATAGAGTATCTTTGTAGTACCTATCATTTTCAATTTTCTTTTCAATTATATGTTCCATTGCTTGACCAATTGAATTTGCCGTTCCTCTAAAATAATCGATACCATCTGGTCCGTCCCAAAACTTCCATTCATAATGTCCGTTTTGATAAATTATTTCTATTTTCATATTTTTAAAATTGATTCCTCGAATAAAATTTCGCATTTTGTATTAAATACATCAATACTCATATCTGGATTGAGTATATCGACTCTACAAATATTAGGTGCTATTTGAATGAGTCCAACTACTATAGTAGTAATTAACATATTTTTCCACCCTCGTAAAATTCAAGTTTAAGTGTCATAATAAGATTGTCAAATCTTTTTTCAAGTGTTTTTAGTCTGTTTTCAATTTCATTTAATCTAGAAGAATCTATATTTTCTTCTTTATTTTCAGTAAGATTAATTTTTTCCATAATCGTTAATTATTCTCATTAGTTGTATTATCTAAATCTATGGTCACGAATCTTTCCAGTTTTTAGTGGGTCTTGATAAAACTTACTATATGATTCACCTTTAGAATTATAATCTTGCTTTCCTGCTAATTGAATTCTTTTCATTTGTTTTTCGTAATCAATTTCTTTATATCTTTTTTTCTCAGTTTGTCTTCCTTTCCTCAAATCTAATTTACTTCTTTCTAATTTTTGAATTTGTCTGTTCATCAATTCCCCAGGCATTTGCTTAAATGCCTCATCAACGGCTCCCGTCATCATCCCAGTTTTTTCACTCATAAACTCTTCAAAGGTTTTCATCTTTGGTCTCTCCTTTTTATTTCTTGCTGGTTCTGACACTCTTTCACTATCTAAATTTCTATCTGCTTCTTTTCTCTTTCTCATCATTCTGGACATTAGTTGAAATCCTGGTCCTTCAATATGACCAGAACGAAGAAATGCTTCAGGTGATGATGCAGCATTTGCAGCAAATGCTAGGGATAATGCCGCATTTGCTGCAGCATCTCTTTTTCTCATTTTTTCAGTAAGATTAATTCTTTCCATAATCGTTAATTATTCTCATCGAAAGTAGAGATACTAATAATATCTAGTCCATCAACTTCAGATTTCTCTGATTTTACAATTGGTTTATCTTGAATTTCCCACATATCAACAATCTCTTCTGCCTGCTTATCAACGAAAGACATTTCCATTTTTACTTTCCTTTCTATCCACTTAATCCATAACCATTCGATAAAACCCAATGCCAAATCTTTAACTATTGGATTTTGATTTTTTGCCCATCGTTTAGATTTTGTATACCAAGTATCTTCTCCACCCCATTCATATTCAAAAAAATTATGTTTAAATTTAGTCATAGATTTTTAATTACCCTCAACTTCCATAGTTAATTTTTCTTCTACTTCTTTTGAGATCCATTTTTTCTTTTGGAGTTTTTGCTGTAAGTCTAGTTATTGGATTATTTAAGTCTCCCATTGGAGCACTTTTTTTCAATTTTTGAATTTCTGGATCGCTCTTTTTCTTTCCTCTAAAAATTCCTTTTTTACCAGCAGAAGTTCCTTGTGGTTGTGGTGCTCCTGGATCATTTGCCATTGCTCCATACCCAGACATTCCAAAACTCTGTTTACTGCTTGGGCGTTTTGCCCTTGCCATTGAAACCACTGGATTTATTCTTCCCTTTCCAGAAAATCTATTAGATGTTTCTTTTTTCCATTTACCATCATCAGATTTCTTCATCACATTTATTTTTGGATTTACATAAAGAGGAGTTTTTTCTTTGCCTTTAACTTTATCCTCTTTACGCATCTCAAAAATATGTGCTTCTTTAAGAAAATCATTGAAGGTTTTCATTATAGATCTAAATTAGTTCTTAGATTTATTTATACTATTTGCCATCAGATAAAAGATAATTTTCAAGAACTTGTAGACGATTATTCAAATCATCAATTTTGTTACTTAATTCATATAAAACATTTGTGGTTTCTACATTTTCATTTTCTAAGTAATTTAACTTTTGATCAATATTAGGTTTATACATTTCCATATCGTTTCACTTTTTTTTATCAGATTTTACAGAAAACTTGTAGTCTTTTTTCTTTAATTTTAATCTACTCACATACTTAGTCATATCATCTTTATGAGTAAAAAAACATATTTTTTTGTCTTTTCCTTCCATATGTTCAAGTCTTACTGGAAACATTGAATATGGAAAAAGATTTTTCTTCTTTTCAGTCATAATCATAATCGTAATCTTTATGTCTTAATACTTCCCAATCTGCATCTGAAAGGAAATCTTTAAGAGCATCTTTATCATTTAAATTAAAATCAATTTGTTCTAAAGGGAATGAAGTAATACACAATGCAGGACCATATTCTGGAGGATCTAATAAAGTTTGATGATAAACTAAAACAGCATCTTCTATAATAGCAGTTACTGTAACTTCTTCAGTTTTTTCATTAACAAAAATTTCTTCAATTAGCATCTTTAATCCTGGAAAAATATAGCAGGCTCACTAGGAATCGAACCTAGAATAACCGCTTAGAAGGCGGTAGTTATATCCGTTTAACTATGAGCCCAGAAAATAATTATACTGGTATTTAGTAATAGTGTCTAGAGATCATTTGTTCCATTCTATCTTCTCTATATTCATCTTCTTCAAATTGTTCATCCTGTTCCCATTCCTGATATTCTTCATAAATTGTATCAGCATCCTTTTCAGTGAGTAGTAAATACATAGAATTTATTTGAATAAAGAAAAGTTTTTTTATATAGACACAAAGAGGGAATTATCCCTCTTCTTTGTCATCATTTGCAAACTCTGCATCAATTTTATCATAAAGTTCTGCAAAAGTAGATTTGGTTTCATCATCAAAACGATTCAAACAAACTTTGATTGCTTTTTCTTTTTTACCAAAAATAGAGTAAGCACGAAGAATATGTACTAGACGACGAGTACTAATTACTTCATCAATTCCCCCATCATTAAAAGTTTTTCGGATAATTTCCGACCAAGTACAAAGGTGGGTAATGAAGTCAGTATGCTCACTCACCATAGGAATACTAAGCGATTCAGCAACATTTGTCAAGATCTTTTTCTCGATTGAAACAGTTGGATAATCTTGCTCAAATGTTACAGGAAAACGCTCAAGGAATGCTTCGTTAAGAACATTAGTACCGATAAAACGTCCATCATCAGAACCTTTACCCTTAGTATTTGCAGTTGCAAAGATATTGAAACCAGCAGAAGGATTTACCCACCTACCAATCTTCTTCAGAAAGACTCCTTTTCCTTCAAGGATTGATTGAAGGCAAAGAATCTTGTTGGAAGCCAAGTCAATCTCGTCAAGCAATAGAATCGCACCGCGCTCCAAGGCTTCGATGACCGGACCATTATGCCAAACGGTTTCACCATTAACAAGACGGAATCCACCAATGAGATCATCTTCATCTGTTTCAATAGTAATGTTTACTCGGATCAATTCTCGTCCAAGTTGAGCACACGCTTGCTCAATACAGAATGTTTTACCATTGCCAGAAAGCCCTGTAATGAATGCAGGATAGAATAGACGGGAGTTAATAATTTTTTTAATATCAGAGAAGTTACCAAAGCTGACGAAGGTATCATCTTTTTGAGGAATAAGATTTTGCTTTACAGATTGAATTGTTGCTACACCTTCAACAGCAGGAGCAGCATAATCTTTTTCAAGTTCTTCTACTTTTTCTTGAGTCACTTCGAGATTCCACTTACCACGAGATACTTTGTATTGAGACAGTTTTTTAGAGAGAGTTGCATAAGTTGTATTAAGTTCAGAAGCAACAGAACGAACAGCATCAGCACCAAATTCAGCACCAAATTGCTCTTTGAGAAGTTTAATTGCGTTTTCCATAATCAAGTAAAGTGTAAAGGACTGATGCTGAACTACTTAAGTAGTATAGCAGGCATAAGGGGTCGGGAGAGTGCCCTATGGACACTCTCTGAACCGTCTCAGCAGACCATAGAAATGAACTCACTGAGAACTTTCTTGTTTGCTTTCTTCTTTCCTAGAGATTTTACAAATGCAGTTTTGATTTGAGTTTTTGTGGCATCTTCTGCAACTTCAAACTCAGAATCGACATTTACATTATTTGAAGAAAGGACAAAGAATTTGTCAAATGCAGTTTTTTCAAGAGATACAAACTTATTCTTTCGGAAGGAAACTTTTACCTTTTCATAATCTGTTCTATCACTAAAATTGGACCAGCAACTGTAAAGTTCTTTTCCATTAGCAATCCTAAAGTTAACAAAGTTAACATTTGTAAATGAATCTTTCAAGTATGTCATCAATACCTTTGAATAAGCAGCAAAATTTCTTTCAGTATAGGCAGGATACATTCTTCCATTTTTACGATTACGAATCACAGTTTGCCATGAATACTTAGCTCCAACGTATTGTTCGCCAGTGTAACTTTTCCTAAAAATTCCACAAGGATTTGTATATCCCTCACCATCAGTTAGAAAAACAACGTTAGTTTTCTGAACTTTGTATTGTGAAATGAAATGTGGAATAACTTGATTCATTGCAATCATTGTTTCTCCAAGAGGAGTTCCAGAAAGAGACATATGATTTGGGACATAACCATATCTACTCTGGAATGCTTCACAGATTCTCCACATAATTTTCATTTGATTTTCCAATTCACGATTGTTTACTTTACTGGTGAAAATATTCATCAAACGAAATGACTTTTCTGGCATAATAAATCCATCTTTTGGTTCATATGTAGGATTGTGATTTGGATCATATTCAATATATGCATTAGGATCATTAGTGAAAGAATATACCTCGAATGGAATACTAACCTTACGACAGAACCAAATCAAACTGCAAAGTTGCTTATAAGTATCAAGCAAATAATCAGACATTGATCCAGACCAATCAAGAATAAAAATTAGTCCATGATTCTTTCCATTAGGAAGAACAGAAATTTTACGAAACAAGTCTTCATTATACTTATAAGTATGAAGTTTGGTTGTATCAAGAATGCCAGTTCTTGCAATTGATGCCCGAGCATACTGATCTGCAGATTTCTTACTCTCAAACTCTTTTACGAGATAAGATACTTCTCTCTCAGATTTTTTCTTAAACTCAATGTAATTTTGATTACTACTATTGACATATTCTTTATAATAATCATCAGAATAAAATTCCTCGTTTAGTTTATGAATGTGACTATTTGGAATAATAGTTTTGCTTAGATCAAACTCAGGAAGTTCAACATAAGAAACTGAATCCGAATCCATTCTATTATTAAGTTCTTTTGATTTTTCTTCAAAAGAACTAGAGGTTTTAGACTCCATCTCATTTATTTCCTTATCCTCAGGTTGCATTCCCCCAGTAGAAGAATCTGTATCATTATCAATATCTTCACCCTCACCATTTTCTTCAGAATCTTTAGAATCTCCAGATTCTTCAGAATCTCCCTCTTCTCCTGTATTATCTTCTTCTACTTCTTCTCCCTCTTGATTGCCCTCACTACTAGAACTTGAAGACATAGATTGAGAGTGATCTCCCATTTGTGGGAAATTCATTTTATCATCATCACCTTTTGTCTTTACATAATTATAGATATTCTGAGAGATTTTTAGAACATCATCAAAAGTCTCAGAAAGACTGATTTGAGTCAAAAATTCATTCTCAACATCATTAAAAGGAATTTGATGAAATGCACCAATCTTGAAATAAAGATTGATACGATCAATCAGACTCATTCTCTCAAACTTTTCATTCTTTACTGAGAAAAAATCATCATCATTTAGTTCCTGATAACCATTATAAAAAGTACGAGAAAGACCACCATACTTTTTCTTCATCATACGTTCGATACGTGCATCTTCAACGACATTCACGAAATCTTTAGGAACATCTGGATACTCTACTTTCCAGTCAATATTATCAGTATAAAGTGCGTGTCCTACTTCGTGTGCAACCAGGAGATCATATACAGTATTACTAGCTTTCTGCCAATTTGGAAGTGTAAGAACACGTCGTTGAACATCAAACATCGCAGTCATTACATTACGATGCTCAACTACAAGATTCTCAGTTGCCAGACATTTGGCAAGCATTCCTTTAACTTCTTTGTTGATCATACAGGGTCTGCTTTGAACTCCTTTCAGTATACAAGAAAAAAGGGGTCCGAAGACCCCCCTGTGTTCCACCTTGAAAACCGTCCCACCACAGACGGGTCTCACATCTCAAAGATACAAAGATGTGTAGACTTTTATAATATAACTCATTATATTTTAGTTGTCAAGTTATTCATATAGTTGACAAGACATCAAAATATGACTAAAATAACTCTGTTAGGTTTGAAGATAAGTAATAGATACTTAAAGATTTACATGACAAGCCACTTACTTAGATTTTCATTTATATCCTTCATTCGTTTCCACCTTGGATTAACTGGCAGTCCATTGCGAATAACNAGTTTACCCATAAGTCCTACNGCATCCCATTCCGATCTTTCAGACCTTGGTACATATTCACGATTGGGATCATAATCAGGGTTTTGTACTTGTTCATCTGAATATCCCCGTATGTTATTTGCAATTGCCCAAGATGGGACTTCATCATCAAGGTCATCTGGGAAGTTTTCTGTTATTTCACGCTTTTGATCTGCATTCCCGGCATCTGTATTGTTGCCAGGTTGAGGGTCGGTTTCTTCATCGTTCCAGATTAAATATTGCTTACGATTTACTACTTTGGCACCATATTCATCTTTTAAATTACGTCCTTGCCAACCAAGCTCTGCCGAATCACCAACAATTCCAGGTGCAGCAGATATTACACCAATAATGTCATTGACATCATCATCGGGCAATGCCATCCTGATTTTATCTTCAACTAAGACAACAGGGATTCCTCGTCTATCTTCGTTATCTGGATTACCGTCTTCCCATTCAAAGTACTCCGCATAGTCAGCATTACCAGTATCTGCACCGCCATCAAATCTTCCGTTACCATCTGCTCGTAATCTGATTTTGTTGTCACCGGCAACTTGAATTTCTAAACATGCTGTCGAATCTGCTGTTCTATTGCCTCTAATAAATGTATGTCCACCTTCTGTTGTTGATCCATTAGCAGTACCATGTCTAGCCTCAAATTTTTGGTTGTTGGCACCATATACTCCACCATCATCAATTCCCGCCAACATATCGAATCGAGTTCTTGTTTGAGAATTGAAATAAACTCCAGTTGAAGCTGACCTAAATTTTTCCGAACCGTCGTAATATATTTTTGTGGCTCCATTGAAAGTATGGTGGATCGCCCAGTGGTTATTTACATCGTCATACAATCCCATTGCACTACCACCGTCGTGCATAAAAACAGCACGACCATCAATGCTGTATCCTTCCCAATTTCCTGCTCCAGATCCTCCACACTGAACTGTTCCATAATCACCAGATACAGATGATATGAATCTGGTTGTACTATTGCAATACCATCGATTAGCAATTGCATAACCATTGACATCTAATCGCATACCTGTACGATTTGTTTCTGAAAAAACTCCTAAATTTCCAGATAGATAGTTTTGCCCTTCACCTGTTAAGTACAATCCATATTTTGTTCCTATAGTGCCAGCATATGATCCGTAGAATAAATGTCCAGTTGTTATAGTTCCTCCATCATGATCAATATGTGCCTGAACTGCCTTTGCATCTGCAATAGTTTCTTCATCACATTCGACTTCAAAATATCCGCCAACTGCATTACCAGATTTACCAGATCCATTATCTGTCTGCAGTGCTCTACCATAAACTGCATAAAGTGTGCCGCCGGATGTACCGCCGCCTCTGTAAGCTAAGAAATGGCCACCATAGGCATTAACGGCACCACCAGCCGCATAAGCCTGGGCATAACCATATACACCGAAAATAGATTGAGTACCGACTCCACTCCCGTTTCCTGTTGATTTTGCTAATGAATAAATACCAGTATTGTCATAGCAAAACTGAGTAGCAGTTGAATCTACCCTGAATCCTTTTAAATATTTTCTGTTGCCATTAGTAGTTGTTGTGTTTGACTTTGAGCTATCTAGAGTAACTCGCAAGCCAGTTAAGGTTCTATTAGTAGTAAACGCAGCTGTTCCACTATAATCAGCATCAACTCTTACTGCTTCATAATCATTGTTTTGTCCAGTTTGGTTGTTGTTGTCAAAAAACCAGCTCTTATATGATGTAATGCCTCCACTTGTGACGTTTATGCATTCTTGATTATTTGCCCACAACTCAAGCTGACCGTCGCCATTTTGTGCAATACCTGTATCGGCATCTCCTAATGCAATAAATGCATTTCTAGCAGCAGGAGTACCGCTAGGAGTTGCTTTAACTCCAATCTTTCCACCCAAGATACTTAGAAGTCCTCGGAATGTAGCATCACCATTTCTTACATTAAATAAATGAGATAGTTGACCATTAGGTACTGTTTGCGAGGTGATTGTAGGACCAAAACCAATTCCATACCAAGACCAAAGATTTAAATTTGCTGGAATAGTATTATTTGTTCCATTATCTTTGCCTGGAGTAATATGATTATCTGATGTTGGGATTTCAGCTGCTGTATCATAATTAGCGACATTATTTGTAAAGGTAATTCTTCCTGCTCCACTTGCGGTTAAAATTCCACTAAAAGTATCATTAGCATTAGATCTTAAATACCTACCATCATCAATAAATGCTCTAACTGCATCAGCAGTTGCGTGACGGATAAATCCATCATTCCCTGTTTCACAGCAAATTCTTGTTACTCCACTAGAAACATCGTTTGGGGTAGTGTTAAAGTAGTTTGCGTAGATGTATCCAGATGAATGTCTCTGTACAATAGTGCTGTTTGATGCATTTACACTAGGTTGTGCTCCATCAAGAGTATCAGCATCAAGACCAGACCCAGCACCTTGATGAGATATTTGCGCTGGGTGAACCATACCAGTTCCTTCATAACCAGCGTTATCATTTTTTGACCATGCAAGACCGGTTAAGTGTATCCTTCCGACTCGATTTTGAATTCTAATCGCAGTAAAATGGTCCAATCCACTACCAATATGCGTAATAGTAGATCCATCGTGAAAATCTGGATCACCGTGATTAGTGTTTTCAACCAGTTGTCTTGTGTTAATTCTTCTTAGGAAAATCAAGTCGCCATCAGCTTGAACTCCATAACAATCAGCATATCCTCCAGTGTTCCATGTAAGGTGACTTATCCAGGCGGACTTATATCCTGATGGTACGTTGTATTGAACGTACGCGCCTGCATCAGCATATCTTCTTTGGTTATGCGTATTGCTAAATTTTGGTTGACCCCAGTTACTGGAGCTAGAACTTTTAGTCCAAGTTCCAGATTCTGCACTTTGACTATTAATAGCAGCTTCAAAATAGTCATGAAGATATCTAGCATCTGATTCTGTTTCTGTGAAATATCTTCCATCATGAGTATGTGAATCATTGACTACAGCAACAGAAATAGTTTTATTTGCACTGCCATCAAATGAAATAGATCCTGTTGCATCTCCAGACAAACTAATAGTCCTAGCAGTTGTTAGCTTATCTGCGTTTGGATGATAACTGTCATGGAAAACATTATTTCCGTCATATTGAAGTAGTAAACTGGAACCCCCAATTCTGAACGCTTTATAAGTTGCAGTAGCTCCTGCAGTACCAGCTGCCGTAGCACTGTATATATCCAGAATGCCTCCACTATTTCTAAAGACAAAACCCCAACTATTATCATTTGTATGTCTCCAGGCGCTACTATAGTATTCGAGACCAACTCCCCAGTAGTGTCCATTTGCACTATTTGACCTAATAGTTAGTTGCCCATTATCATACTCATCATTAGCATTAGACCTTAAGTAATTACCATCAGATCCTGTTGCAGTTACTCCTAGGAATGTTCTTATTGCTGCTGTATCGTTACAGAAACGAACATAGTTGTCATTTCCATCATTGACTCTGTAGGCTATAGCTCCAGAAATAGTTGACTGGTTTCCATAATTTGGTCTTAAAAGACGACAGGTAATATCAGCAGATCCATTTCTACTAACAACTGTGTTTGCAGTTGCGCTATCACTGAGTTGTTCGCCATCAAGTAAATCAGCATTTAGGTTAGTAACTACTTGAGTACTATCTACAGTAAATGGAGAACTGCTACCAGATGTACCACCATTAAAAGCAGGTCTGGCGTTGAAAGTTAATGAACTTCCAGATGCACTACCAACAATGCAAGAACCAAATGTGATTAGTTCGTTGCTATCAAATGCCCAACCAGTTGTTGATGTACCAATTCTTAACCAACCATTTGCAAAAGTTGCACCTGCAATCGTTCCTGGTCCATCAGGAATTTCTATTCCACCACCAAAATAACTTGGAACATTATTGTTTATGTAAACACCATAAGCTGTTGTAGGTAAAGTTCCCGAATAGTTACCATAAAGTAAGTAAGATGTATTTGTCTGTGCGACATTAGTGTTATTATCAATCTCTGCTCGTAATGCATAACAAGATCCATAGAGATCTGTTGTTCCATTTATTTCTATTTCAGAATAGACTCCATAAGCAGCACCAACTGCTGCTGAGTCTGTGTCACAATATGACTTAAAATATCCTCCATACTGAGTATTAGTATCAGAATTACTATTATCTGAATATGCAAATGCTTGTACTCCATAAACATTAGTTACTGCTCCAGCACCCCCATTATCCTCAGCAAAGAAGTAACCAGCCCAAACATTACTTGTAGTTCCTGTAGTTGGAGTAGCAGTATTATTGACATGAATTCCATAAACAGCATTAGCATCACCTGTGCTATCTAAATCAATGTAGATTCCATATGCACGGTGATCATTGGAAGTATCTCCACCAGTATTGGTAGAGTTGATATCCATATAGATTCCACCCTGCGAACGATCAGCAGTTGCAACTTGAGATCCTGATAATGTCTGTGAAATTTCTTGAGCAAAATAAAAGTCGTTATTCGTATCGGTTACGTTATTTTCAATCCTAAGTGCACCATTAACATTATTGTCTGAGTCGATTGTCAGTGGAGCGGTGATTTCTGAAGCAGCGTTAGACCTCAAGAAACTACTTGCTTGTAAACCATCAAGCAGGTCAGCATCAAGACCAGAACCAGCACCATCGTTACCTGCGTGCCAGACAATATTTGAACCAGCAGCTCTAACTACTTGCCCAGTATTTCCGAGATGAATAGTTCTGTTAGAGGCATACCAATTCAAGTAAAGATGTCCGTTTGCTGGAGAATCTATATGAAGGTTACCGCTGGATCTAATTCTTGAAATGTCATTGCTGTTAGCTGTACTCCAACCACCATAGTAAACATATTTTGTAGAGTAAGTAGAACTTCGTAATCTAAAAACTTCTGTATCGCTTGCATGACCCGTAATTATAGCAGTAATGCTATCATTAGCATTAGACCTTAAGAAACTTGCACTACTAATACCATCAAGTAAGTCAGCATCAAGTCCAGAACCAGCACCATCATTACCAGAGTGCCAGACAGTGCCGCTACCAACTGTGAAACCACCATCAGCACGAATCATACGTGGAGTGAAGATATTTTTAGCAGTCTCTTGGTTGATTCTTAACCAAGTAGTATCTTCACATCCAATCTCGCCCATTCTTGTAGTTCCGTTATAGAACTGAATGTGATCGGAAACGTTATTATCTGCCTTCTTGATGAGTATTCTAGAATTATCGCCACCGTCTCCTACATTGAGATCACCCTTATAAAGACTAAGGTTACCTGAGTCCGAGAATCCAAAAACTGCATTATCGCCACTGTCTCGAATATACCAGCTATCACCCGCTGTCTGGAAGTCCATGTAGAAATCACTTCCGTTATAGAAGAAGGAAATGTCATTGTCTGATCCCATCTGCAGGTTTAGGTTATCATTGAAACGCAAGAAACCGCCTGTCTTATAGTCGTTAGCATCAGACCTTAAGAAACTTGCACTACTAATGCCATCAAGTAAATCAGCATCAAGACCAGAACCAGCACCGTCGTTACCGGCGTGCCAGATCCTGTACTTATTTGCACCTTTTGACCAACCACCTATTGCAAGGTCGTTGGTATCAGCGTCCAAACCAAAATAGAAGGCATGGTCACCACCAGCATGGAAGGAGATGAAGGCATCGTTACCAGCACCGCTGTTAAAAACTTCAAAAGCGCCAAGGCTACCGGTTGCAGTTGCGATGGTGTCGCTATTATTGATCTCATTATGATTGAACCTATGACGAGCACTGATAGTTGCAGTGGAGTTGTTCCTAACGTAATTTGCACCTTGGATGCCATCAAGCAGGTCAGCATCAAGACCAGAACTAGAACCATCGTTACCTGCGTGCCAATACTTAGAACCACTATTATCCGCACTACCTTTCCACAAGTCACCATCTGGACCCATCCAAGCAACAAATGTAGTAGAACCGTTTCCAAAACCAACACCCGCTGTGCCTGCATAATAGTTAAGTAAAGTACTAAAACCCCCACTTGCTGCATCTAAATGTAAATTGCCATTTGTGGTAGCAATATTTGCAACAGTACTACTTCCCTGATATCCATTTCCACCGACTCTTAAGTATCTACTCCAAGTAGAGTTAGGTCCAAAAGTAATATAATTATTTCCATTATTTGCTAAATTTCCGGTAAAAGTATCATCAGCATTAGACCTTAAGAAACTTGCACTACTAATGCCATCAAGTAAATCAGCATCAAGACCAGAACCAGCACCGTCGTTACCAGCGTGCCAGACAACATTGCCAAGACAGGTTGCACCTCCCTCGTCCATCGTGAACAGATTGTTAAGACTTGTTGCGGTGTTTGCGGCAACGTTAGACTTACCCTCAAAGAAGAATGCAGCGCCTGTTGTGGAGTCAACGTTGGTCTCGATTCTAAGGGCGTTACCAGTTACATCAGGAACTCCATAGGCGTGGTTAAAGCAAAGGTTTGCATTACCATAACCATCGTTAATTGTCATTGCAACAGAACCACTTCCGTCGCCAATTTCAATATATCCTCCACTAAAACTGATATTTCCAGCTCCGGTTAATGTTCCGGTGTATATGTCATTAGAATCAGACCTTAGAAATTGCGTACTATCTAAATTGTCAAGAGTATTTGCATTAAGTGTTGTAAGTCCACCAGGACCTTGAGTACCCTGTCTTCCTTGAGTTCCTTGAGAACCAGTGATTCCTTGTCTACCTTGTCTTCCTTGAATTCCTTGAGAACCAGTGATTCCTTGTCTACCTTGTCTTCCTTGAATTCCTTGTTCACCTTGAATTCCTTGTTCACCTGTAGTTCCTTGAGAACCAGTGATTCCTTGTCT